GTCAGCGCCGTGCTGGTCGAGATCGACGAAAAATGGGCCGTCGACACAAAGGCCTATATCAAATGGGAATGCCAGGATGCCTGATCAGCCCAAATCCGAATTTCCAGACAGCAGGTTGCGTAATCTTTTGACCTGCCTCTGGCAACATCCCTTCCGGAAACGCGGCACATCCCGAAAGATGAAGCCGATGTTTGAATTCGAGATTGTGATCAGTTTTCCGGGTGGAGAGCCTGACGAGGCGGATGTCTTGGACGCGTTGTTTCAAGCGGGGCTGGATGACACGATTGTTGGGAGCGGCCGTCCGGATGTGATCGCGCTCAGTTTCACACGCAATGGCCCCAACTTGGAGCAAGTCCTTACGGCCGCTGTGGCGCAGATCATGGCCGCCTCCCCATCAGCTTCGGTACAGGTTTTGGACTTGGCTGTGCTGGGCGACGTAAGTGGCAAGGCCGAAGTCATCCGTCGAGTTCGCGCAGCGGCGGCTCGAAAGGCCACGGCTGGCGACAGAGCTGCTTTCAGTCAGGACTTTCTGTACGGACCCGATGGGTTGCCATGATTGGCACAGGCCACATGGGCATGCGGAGAATATCCTTGGCTATCTCCGCACATTTCGCGGACAATCCCGCTTGAAACTTCCCTATAGCCGGCCACGAACGGCGCCTGACGGTGCACGTCCACGCGGGCGCCCGGTTTCATGGCATGTCGTGATAGCCGAACTCCCAGCGTTGCTCGGCCCACATCGGTGTGAAGGGATCGAGCAACTCACGAAGGGTTTTGTTGGGGTTTCGGCCTTTCAGGATCGCCTCGACAATGTCAGGCGCCAGGGTCGTTAGTCGCATGGTGCGGATCATGTAGGAGGCTGGAATTTTCTCGTGCTCAGCCAGGTCTTTGATCGACGCAAAATGCCCTTCATCAACAAGCCGTTTCCAGCGATGCGCCCGCGCGAGCGATTTTATCAGCGCGTTGTCCAGTTTCGGAGGTGGTGTGGCAAAATCTGGCAGGACCATCTCTTTGCGACCTCCACGCTTTTTAAGCTTGAAGGGAATAGTCAGGGTGATGGTTTCGGTTGTGGTGATTTTGTCCGTCATGCTGCGTCCTTTCTGGGGAGAGTTCTGGATTTCAGGTCCTGGGCGAGGTGGCACAGGCCGTCGACACGCAGGTGCACCTTCATGTCTGTTTCGGAGACGTCGATGTGATCGATCAGGATCGAGGCAATGCGCGCTTGTTCGGCTGGGAAGAGTTCGCTCCACAGCGGGTCAAGGCTTTTGAGCGCCGCGTGGATATCCTGCTCGCTGCAGGCCCGCTTGTCGTCTGCAGCGTTGCGCCAGGACTCGGCCACGATTTCAGGTTGACGGAAGACTGCGCGTAGCTGCGCGGTTACATTGGCTTCGATTTCACCGGCGGGGATGCGGCCCACAGGACAGCTGCCAGCACCGTGCTTCAAGATGGTCTGGCTGACATAGTACCGATAGAGCCGATTGCGCTTGCGGGTGTGGGTCGGCGAAAACATCGCGCCGTCAGGTCCACGTATGAGGCCCGCCAGCAGTGAAGGGGTCTGTTTGCGGGTGCTAGCGGCGCGAATGCGCGGGTTTTCACTATTGATCGCGCGGGCCTTTTCCCAGGTTTCCATGTCGATGATGGGTTTGTGCAGGCCGGGATAGGTCTCGTCCTTGTGCACGATCTTGCCGATATAGATCGGGTTACGGAGGATACGATAAAGGTATTTGTTGTCCATGGGCTTGCCCCTGGGGGTCGTTAGGCCGCGCTTGGCCGCTTCCTTCGCGACAAGTAAGGCTGACCCCAAGTTAACGAACCGCTCAAAGATCCACCGTACATCTGCAGCTTGGGCGTTGTTGATCTCAAGCCGGCGGTTGATACAAACGTAGCCATACGGTGGGACGCCGCCCATCCACATGCCTTTCTTCTTCGAAGCCGCGACCTTGTCGCGGATGCGCTCGGCGGTCACCTCGCGCTCGAATTGGGCAAAGGACAGCAGGATGTTCAGCGTCAATCGTCCCATCGATGACGTGGTGTTGAACGATTGCGTCACGGAGACGAAGGTCACGTTATTTCGCTCGAAGGCTTCGACCAGTTTGGAAAAGTCCATCAGCGAGCGCGATAGGCGGTCGATTTTGTAGACCACGACCACATCGACCAAGCCGTCCTCGATATCGGCCAGCAGCTGTTTTAACCCGGGCCGCTCCAATGTGCCGCCGGAGATGCCGCCGTCATCGTAGTGGTCACGAAGGACGACCCAGCCCTCTGAACGCTGACTGGCGATATAGGCCTCGCAGGCTTCGCGTTGGGCGTGAAGCGAGTTGAACTCTTGCTCGAGCCCTTCCTCGCTGGATTTGCGCGTATAGACCGCGCAGCGCATCTTTCTGGGTGCTGGTTTTGTCATTTGCGCTTCCTGTAATTGTTGAGGCCGAAAAACACCGGGCCATTCCAGCGCGTGCCGGTGATGGCCCGAGCAATGGCGGAGAGGGATTGATACGGGCGGCCTTGCCATTCGTAGCCATCGGCGGTGACGGTCACGACGTATTCCTCACCTTGCCACTCACGGATCAGGCGGGTGCCTGCGATGGGCTTGAGATCATGGCGAATCCGCCTTTTGGCGGAGTTGTCGCCGTCCCATTTCTCGGCCAATTCCTCGAGCCGCTTGCGGGTCTCTGGTTTTAGGCCGCCATAGGCGAGTTCCTGGATGCGATAGCTCAGACGGGTTTCAAGGTAGCGCCGGGTGAAGGGTGGTGGCTCTGTCCCCATCAGGTCGCGCCAGATTTCGCGCAATTCGGTGGGCGTCCTAATTCTGAGAGCTGCGACGCGGGCGTAGACGGGATCTTCTTTGGTCATGGGACCTCCTTGTGAGTTGGTTCCGCATGAACGCTCCGTCTTGCGCGAAAGTGTAGTGAACTTTCTCTCTTATTTTCAGTGTGTTGCCTGACTTTTCGAGCGCGCATCCGCAAATATCCAACTGCAAGGATTTTGCACAGTTCAGCACGCCGCTCGCGTGGCGTCATTTTCGTTGGATGCAAAGCATTGGCCGCAGTCAGCGGCGCGAAGATATCGTCGTACATTTTGGGTTCTCTTAGATTTGTACGCTGAGAGAACCGTCCTCTTCTCACTTATTCAAGCAAAAACAATAGCTTGTCGGCTTATGTCGGTTTGTGGCGCCGCATGTCGGCGGCTCGGATTAGACCCGGCGGCCGTACCAGCGAATCCGCCCAACGATGTTGACCTCATCGAGAAGGCAGTCATAGGGCGAGTAGTTGGGATTGTCGGAAGTGACGCGAATGCGTGGTGGGTCGCTGGACGGAATGTGCTCGATCCGTTTGGCCATCAGCCCCATGCCGTCATGCAATACGAAAAGCCCTGGCGGATAGGGTGACTTGCGCCCCATATCGACCAGGATTGTGTCGCCCTCATTCAATGTGGGCACCATGCTGTCCCCAGTGACGCGCAGGATCCTCAGGTTTTTCGGGTTGGCCTCCAACTCATCTTCAATCCAGGACAGCCTAAAATGATAGAGCTTGCTGGCTTGCTCGTCCTCGGCATGCACGATTGTGCCGCCACCCCCAGAAGCCTTTGCCTTGACGCCGGAAATGCCGACGAAGGTCGTGTCCGGAGAATAGATCTTAGGGGCTTCGCCCTCTATCGTCCCATCACCGTCGATCAGCCAGTCAACATCGACCTTCAAGACGTCTGCAACCTTCTGCAGCTTGGCACGGCTCGGCCGCACAGACTTACCGCGGATGATGTCGTAGATGAAGGAACGGTTCAGACCTGAAGCCTCGGCCACAGCCGCGGGCGTCATGTCGAGCTGGAACGCGCGGGCCTTCAGGCGCTGTGCGATGTTGGTGACGATCATGGTTATCCCCAGCCGGGTTGTGGACTAAATTGGATATCTATTCTGTTGAAAGTGGACAGTCAAACAGATAAGAACATTGAGTGAACAAAGGAGGCTGCCGCCAGTGTTGATTCCACGAGACTATTTCACCCTACAGGAGGTTCTGGCGGACTGGGGCATCTCCGAGTCGGAGCTGGGCTACGTCGTGGAGATGGGCCAACTGACCCTGTCAGTCCGCGTCTATGGCTCTTTCGTCGTTGCTGACCGGAAAGACCGGCCCGGCCGGTGCAACCCTGACTTCGAGGGGGTAGTGGATCTGGAACGGCGTGATGCGATGCGGGTGCTGCGCAAGCAGGCCTGTTCTGTCCCGTCCTTTGCTCAAAACGGTGGTTTCGTGACAACGTCAGAGGGCGGAACTGACTGGGTGGTCTATCGCGACGCGCTGCTTGTCCGTGCTGCTGAGCGCGAGCATTTTGAGGCGACGATTATGGCTGTGGGTGCGCCCCATGCCAATGATTATGATCGGTTTTTGTCCTTTGATCTGAATGGACAGCACTATCTTTTTACAGACATGCAGGCGCGCGCTTTGAACTATTTGTTCATCTGCGCCATCACGGGTGACCCAGAGCAGCGCGGCGCTCAGATTTTGGCGGCGGCAGGTTCAGCCTCCTTGAAGCTTAGCTATTTGTTTTCCAGCCGGAAGGGGTGGCGCGACATCGTGCATCCCGTCGTAAAGCGCCGAGGCTATTACATGCTCGAACCCGCCTTGGTGGTGACGATGCGTGTCGGCCCCTGATACCGAACCTCACGCTGAACAGGCCCGCTTCGCGCGGGCTTTTTTGTGTCCGGCGATCACCGTGATTCGATTTTGGCGCGAACTGAGCAGTGCACTTCGGTCGGTGTTCGGTCGGAGCTCGGTTGGTGAATGGTTGGTGTTGGGTTGGAGCTCCAACCGAAAATTTTCCGACCATTGATTTTCCAACAAAAAATAAATTCTATCACCGACCATTCATGCCACGACCTCCAACCCAAGGGTTTGGCAAGTTGCCCTCATCAACTCGATGAGGACCGCCATGGAACAAGATCACACCCTATTGAGCACGAAGCTCTTGTCCCGGCGCTGGAACATTGCGCCGCGCACCCTGGAACGTTGGCGCGCTGAAGGCCGTGGGCCGCAATTCGTCCGAATTGGCCGGCATGTGCGCTATCGCCAGACTGATATCCAGGCCTTTGAGGCCAAGCATATCGAGGCTGCCGGACCAGCGCCGGCTCTGACCCTTGTTGAGTGCGCCGCATGATCGCGCATCTCTCAACCAGTGCGCCCGTAGTTTCGGAAATCACGCTGATGGCGTGGGTTGACGTCGCCGAGCCTGGCGCGCGCCTCGTCTATCACCGCGGCTTTCTGGTGGTCGATACGACGCCCAATGTCTCGACGCTTGGCAAACCCGCGCTTGAGGATTTGCGCGCCACGGCAAACGCAGCGTACCGGCTTTCTGAGCTCGGTCGCATCCACCTTGTTCAGGAACGCCTTGGCCCGGACCGGTTCGCCTATCTCGCCATCGCCCGCCCGCACAAGGGCGCTGTTCCATCCGCTTCAGTGAAGCAGCTGGCGGCAGCTGCCTGACCCATCCCCCGAAAAGGAACCCCTCATGACCTACCCCGAAAACACCCCGAGCGTGGACGACATGCTCAACATGCCGACCGGCGATCTGGCGCAGATGCCGGTGGAATTGCTCGCCAGCCTGCAGGCCGAACTGGCCCATGCCACCAAACAGCTGAAGGCTGCCACAGCGCGGTTCAGCACCGCTCTGGAGGTGCGCTACGCCACCCGCGCCGCCGAAGCGCGGCGCGCCTGCGGCAAGGACACCGGCACGGTGCGCCTCGCTGATGGCGATTACACCGTGATCGCTGATCTGCCGAAGCGCGTCGACTGGGACCAGGAGGCGTTGGCGCAGATTGCCCGGAACATTGCCGACAGCGGCGAGGACCCGGCCGAGTTCATCGACACCAAGCTGACGGTCTCGGAGCGCAAGTACGGGGCGCTGCCTGAAGCATGGCACAAAGGCTTCGAGCCTGCGCGAACCGTCGGCTCTGGCAAGGCCAGCTTCAAGCTCGAGCCGGCCAAAGCCCCCTGAATGCGGCGGCGGGGACGCCCTGACCGAAAGGCTGGGCAGGCTCCCCTTCGGCGCCCGGTCACCCCCCGCCGCCGTTGATTTTTCACCCAACCAAAGGAGCGCGCCATGGCATTGCGCATCATCACCGCCGACGAACGATTGTCGGCATCTGAAAACAAGACGTCGCTGGCGGTATTCGGCCCGCCGGGTGTGGGCAAAACCACGCTGATCAAGACGCTGCCCGCAGACAAGGCAGTGTGTTTCGACCTCGAGGCTGGCATGAAATCCGTGCAGGACTGGCGCGGGCCCAGCATCCCGATCCGCAGTTTTCCTGATTTCCGGGATCTGGTGATCCTGATCGGAGGTCCGGATCCAGCGCAGCACCCAGGCAGCTATTATGGCCCCGAGTACCACGCCCATGTGCAGACGAAATATGCCGAAAGCGGGCTGGAAGCCTTTCTGAAAGACCGCTCGATCATTTTCGTCGACAGCATCACCGATCTGACGCGCCAAGCGATGGCCTATGCCAAACAGCAGCCGGAGGCGTTTTCAGACCGTACGGGTAAACCAGATGTTCGGGGAGCTTATGGGCTACTGGGCCGCGAGGTGATTCAGGCGCTGAAGCACCTGCAGCATGCGCGTGGCAAGACCGTCATTTTTGTCGGGGTGCTGGAAAAAGTCACTGATGAGTACGGGGCGTCGTCTTGGGTGCCGCAAATGGAAGGCACCAAAGCGGGCCGTGAATTGCCCGGCATCGTCGATCAGGTCATCTCCATGCAGCTTTTTGGCAAGGATGTAGACGAGGCCTGGACGCTCGATGTGACATCCACCGACCGCCGCCTCGTGTGCAAATCCGGCAATCCTTGGGGCTTACCCGCGAAGGATCGCTCGGGCCGACTCGACATGACTGAGCCGCCGGACCTCGCAGCGCTGCTGGCCAAGATTGATGGCCGCGCGGCACTGAACCCTCCCACCGCATCCTCCGTCTAAACAGGAAAGGACAACTCCCATGAGTTTTGATTTGAACGACGCCGGACCGCAAATGGCCCCGATGGGCGAGCTGATCCCCGATGGCACCTTTGCCAAGGTGATGATGAAACTCCGCCCCGGTGGTGCAAATGGCGCCAGTGAAATGGATGCGGGGCTCTTGAAGGCCTCGCCGCACAGCGATGCGAAGATGCTCGACTGTGAATTCACCGTGACCGAGGGACCCTATGCGCGGCGCAAGTTCTGGCAGAATTTCACCGTTGCGGGCGGCAAGCTCGACGAAAAAGGTCAATCGAAGGGCTGGAACATCTCGAAAAGCGCCTTCCGGGCGATGATCGACAGTGCCCTTGGTCTCAAACCTGACGATTTGAGCGAGGCGACCCGTTCCAAGCGCGTGATCGCTGGGCTCAAGCAGCTTGATGGCATCACATTTGCCGCGCGGATCATGGTCGAGGCCCCGGACAACCCGAACTACCGCGACAGCAACAAGATCGCGAATGTGGTGCTGCCCAATGAGCCGACCTACGCCGCGATCATGCGCGGAGAAACCGTCTCGCCCGAGCCGGTCAATGCGCCGCCACGCAAATCACCAGCGGCGGTGCCGGCAGCCTGGAACGCACAAGCCCCTGCCCAGACGGGCTGGTCCAACGCGCCGCAGCAGGGCTCAGCCGCGCAAGCACAGCCTAGCGCGTCCACATCGGCGGCAACACCTGGGGGTGCTCCGGCCTGGTTGAACAGCTGAGCCCATGACCCCGGATGAATGGCAGGCGCATGTCACGCGCGAAGCGGCAAAGGAGATCGGCAAATGGCTCGAGGCCCGCGGAAGATTGGATCGTCCCATCGCAAGCCTGCGGCTCGCGGATCTCGACGCCATGGCCTCGGTGGCCATCAGCCGGTTCGTCGTTCTGGCCTCCGTCAAGATACGGGAGGAACCGGCGGCGCATCCGGAGCTCGAAAACCTGCTGATGGGGTGAGCGGCGTCTCGGAAACCCTTCGGGGGAGGGTTTCCGCCGCGAACGAGCGGAGCCCAGGTGTCTGCGCGCTTTGCGCGCGAGAAGCCCAGGGCTTCGGCTTCTGCCTACGCCTCCAGTGGTCGCAGTTCCCGTTCCACAAATTCTGTTCGCGCCGGTGTCAGGACATCGGCGCGGACCTCGCCAAGAGGAGCCACGGAATGATTGATAAAACAGCCCGCGAGGCACAGGCCATCCGCGATGCGCGCAAGGATTTTGCGGAAGCATTGACGGCGCTTGGTTTGATGACCCCGTTTTTTGACCGCACAGCGGCCGAGATCGACCAGCTAATTGAAGCAGCGGTCACCGGCTACATCGAGAGCATGCAGACCCAAGGCGCGCAGCCGGAACGCGATGGCCGCCTGCCTGAAGACCCTATTCCATTTTGAGGTGTTCCCCCATGATTGATCTGAACCATGGGTCTGGCGCGCAATACGCGACCGCGCGCCCCACGCCCGACATCACCACAGCTCTCAGCGATGCGATAGACATCGGCCTTGGCGCCCGACAGCGCAGCGAGCGTCCGCGTCGCTATGTCAGCTCTTCTGGTCTTGGCCGCGCCTGCCTGCGGCAGATTCAGTATGATTATCTGGCCGTGCCAAAAGACGAAGGTCAGGACTTCACGCCCAGAACCCTCCGTATTTTTGAGGCGGGACATCGCGGCGAGGATATGGTCGCCAGCTGGATGCGCCTGGCGGGGTTTGATCTGCGCACCGAGCGCGACGATGGTCGGCAGTTCGGCTTCACGGCTCTGGGCGGACGGTTCAAGGGCCATATTGATGGCTGCATCGTCAGTGGCCCGATCCAGATGTCCTATCCCGCACTTTGGGAAACCAAGGCGCTCGGGGCCTCGAGTTGGAAGGACACGGTCAAACGCGGGGTTATCGTTTCAAAGCCTGTCTACGCGGCGCAGATCGCGCTCTACCAAGCCTATCTGGAGCTGCCGAACCCGGCGCTCTTCACCGCGCTCAATCGCGACACGATGGAAATCTATGCGGAACTGGTGCCATTCGATGCAGCACTTGCCCAGCAGATGAGCGATCGCGCTGTCGCCGTGGTGCGGGCGTCGGATGCACAGGACTTGCTGCCGCGCGAGGCGGCCGAGCCGACCTCGGTTGTCTGCAAGGGTGGCATGGCTGCGGGCCATTGGCATCCACCCTGTGCCTGGGCTCAGCAGTGCTGGAGGGCGAAGTCATGATCCCTCAGGCATATGAATTCAAGCGCATCGCGTCCCGGTTTCGGCAGATATCGACCTTCGGCTTTCTCTTTGAAGGCATCGAGACTGCGCCGGTCTATTATTTCGACGATCAGGAAAGCTTCGACAGCGACGAAGTCGGTGCACTGCGCACGCAAATCATTGCTGGACCGCTCCGGCTGCCGCACCCTTGCGTCGTTTTCGAGGTCAAGGACCGGGCACCGGAACGCGCCTCACTGTTGGTCTATGCGCGTCAGTTTGACGATCGCGTCGAAGCAGCCTTTGTCTTCAAGGACCAGCGCAAGCGAAAATGGACGGATTGCCTGATCCACGCCGTCTTCTCCGAACCCGGGTTGGCCGAAGGATACCCGAACCCAAAGCTGGGCGAGGATGAGATCAGCATTTACGGCGAGGTTGCGACTGGCATCGTCTGGCGGGCCCTGAGCATCCTGTCTCAGGTGGCAGAGGTGAAGCCGCGAACCATCATGCCAGCTTTGCGCCGAAAATATTCGAAGGCAGGCGTTCGCGGCTGGACCTGGCATCAAATCACGATCGATCCGGAGCGGCTGCGTGCGAAAAGCGCGCCGCAGGGCGGCACCCATGCCAGCCCGCGATGGCATATCCGCCGTGGCCATTGGCGCCAACTCGCAGACGGCCGCCGTGTCTTTGTTCGCCAATGCCAGGTCGGCGACCCCGCACAGGGAGGCGTGGTCAAGGATTACATCGTAAAGGGAACAGCCGCATGACCAGTTTCACGCCCTCCAATAGTCAGGCGGCTGCCATCCGCGCGATCAAGTCTTGGTTTGAAACCCGAACCCATGAGCAGCAGGTTTTCCGGCTTTTTGGCTACGCGGGAAGCGGAAAATCTACCGTGCTGAAGTTTGCACTTGATGAACTGGGCCTTTCGCCACACCGGAGCGCCCGCGAAGGCACCTGCGTGCCGGGCGTCGTCACCGCTACCTTCACAGGCAAGGCCGCGCTGGTCTTGAGTCGAAAGGGCACGCCTGCGCGCACCATTCACAGTCTGATTTATTCTGTGTCGGAGGCCACAGAAGAGGAAATCGCAGCGGTAGCGCAGAAAGTGCGCGAGGCAGAAATCAGCGTCAGATCTTTGTCCGGGTTCGATCGGACAGCGGCGGAGGCTGGAATTGAGGCAATGCGCCAGGCGCTATCGGCGATGAAAAAGCCCCGCTTTGCGCTGAACACACAAAGCGATGCCGCCGACGCCAAACTGATCGTGCTTGATGAGGTGTCCATGGTGGGCGAGGAGATGGCGCGGGATTTGATGAGCTTCAAGAAACCCATCCTTGTGCTGGGTGATCCCGGTCAGCTTCCCCCGATCAAGGGAAACGGGGCGTTCACCAACGTCGCTCCGGATGTGATGTTGACCGAAATTCACCGACAGGCATCCGAGAGCGCCATCATCCGTCTGGCCACCATGGCGCGCGAGGGCCAGCCGATTGGCTTCGGCAGCTATGACGACCATGTCGCCAAGATGCACAAGGCCGATATCACACCCGATCAGGCGCTACGCGGCGGGCAGCTGATTTGCGGCATGAACGCGACGCGGCTGCAGTTGAACAATGCCATGCGCGAGGCGGCCGGTCTGGCCGGTGGCGTCCTGCCGTCAGGAGCTGCCGAGAAGATCATCTGCCTGAAGAACCAGAATGACCTCGGGTTGATCAATGGCATGTTCCTAACGCTCGAAGAGATCGTGGACGAGGGCAGCCTCTACTTCTCGGCCGTGGTGACGGACGAGGACGGCCGTGAGGTGGGAACGCCTCACCCCAATGGCAAACCTGGCCGTCTGCGCATCTACAAGGGACATTTTGAGGACCATATCGATTTTGATCGCACGCGCCATGATCGGGATTGGAAGGAGAAAAAGCATCTGATCGAGGCGACGTTTGGTTGGGCGATCACCGCGCACAAGGCGCAAGGATCGCAGTGGGAGAATGTGATCGTCTGGGATGATGGGCTTGGTCGCAGCGAGCTTGACCGCCGCCGATGGCTCTACACCGCGATCACCCGCGCGGAGCGCGGCCTTGTGCTGCTTGCATGAGGTATGGCCCGTGATCGACCTCAACGATGTCTTCATCCCCACCGCCCGACATGACTTGACCGCTATCAAGGCGCGGCTCGCGGCCACGGCCCGCGATTGGCTGCCCCCTCTCTTCCCGGAGGCAAAGCTTACCCATGATAAACGCGCGATGCGGTGCGCCGACCTCTCCGGGCGCCGTTCCCGCGGTGAGGGCTCGTGTGTCATCCATCTTGATGGGCCCTATGCAGGCTGGGGCTTCGATTTTGCGACGGGCGAACGTGCGGGGCCAATCGACATGATCTACCACGCCACGGGCATGAGCGAAGGGCGCCTCTTTGATGAGGCGGCCCGTCTGGCTCGCCTGGAGCGTGACTTGCCAGCACGACCGGCTTCGCCAGCGCGCCCTGATCACAGCCTTGAAATTCGCCGCATTCTGGACGGGTGCGTGCCTCTGGCCGGAAGCCTTGCCGAAACGTATCTCCAGTCGCGGGGGCTGAGAGATCCGGGCTCGCCGGATCTCCTGTTTCACCCTGACCTCACAGATTACGACAGTCGACGTGGCTGGCCCGGCATGGTGGCGATCCCGCGCCTGGCAAATGGTGATCCAGTCGGGGGCATCCATCGCACCTTCCTCATGGACGACGGAAGCGGCAAGGCACCTGCGGGCAAGAAGATGTTGGGCACGATCGCAGAAGCGGCGGTGCGGCTCTTTCCGCTGCCTGAAGATGGTCATCTGGGTGTGGCCGAGGGGATCGAGACGGCGCTCGCGGCTGCCGCGATCTTTGGAAAACCTGTGTGGGCGGCCTTATCGGCCGATGGCATAGCAAGGTTCAAATGGCCTCAGTGCACACGCCGCGTCACGATCTTTGCCGATGCGGGCGAGGTAGGGCGTCAGGCGGCCGCAACATTGTCAGACCGGTTGAACATGGCGGACATCCCAAACGAGGTGATTGCCCCGCTCCATGGCGATGATTTCAACGACGATCTTCTGCGGGGGGCCGTTAAGACGGATTACGGCAGTCAAATAACGACCCCCGAGGGCAAGCTCTTGCGCGATGACAGCGGCGTGACGAAGCCTGCCACAGATCTGGAGCCTGCCGCCGACGCGCTGGCCACCGCAACCGAGGGGCTCACCAATCCGCCCGATCTCGCCGAGTTGGGCACCCTTATGGGGCGCATCGTCAAGGCGCGGCTCGAGCCCATGGAAGAACGCCATGTGCTGTCGCTGATCAAGGCGCGCACCGGGATTGCAATGTCGATCCTAGATAAGCAACTCAGCGTTCTGCGCCGCCGTTTGAACAGCACCGGCGACCTTATGAAGCCCGCTGCCCGCCCGGCTTGGGCGAACCGGCTGCGCCTTGATCTTTCGGGAACGCCCGAGCGCAACGAGGCCAATGTCATCATTGCGCTGAGCTCCGATCCGGCCTTTGCAGGCACTATCGCCTTTGATGACTTCCGCCAGGAGGTGGTCGTGTTGCAGCCAGTGCCTTGGGATGAGCAGAACACGGACTATCCGCGGCCGTGGGAGGACAGCGACGACATCCGGCTGGCCGAATGGCTTCAGCACCGGGAAGTGAATGTTGCGCCCCTCGTTGTTGGCCGCTCGGTCGGCGCAGTCGCCCGCGACCACCGCATTCACCCGGTGCGCGCCTATCTCGACCACCTGCAATGGGACGGCACAGGTCGCCTCGAGACCTGGGCCAGCCGCTACCTGGGCGCTGAGCCCACGGAATTGACCCATGCCATGGGAAGCCTGTGGCTGATATCTGCCATTGCGCGTGTCTATCGGCCGGGTGTGAAGGCCGACCACATGCTAATCCTCGAGGGCGAGCAGGGCGCGCGCAAATCCACAGCCCTCAAGATACTGGCAGGCGAGGACTGGTTCACGGACGAGTTGCCAGACCTCGGGTCCAAGGATGCAGCCATCCACATGCAAGGTGTCTGGATCGTCGAAATCGCGGAATTGGACGCCATCGGCCGCGCCGAGGTTTCGCGTATCAAGGCGTTCCTGACCCGCACCACGGACCGGTTCCGGCCACCCTATGGTCGCCACACGGTCGAGATCAAACGCCAATGCGTCTTTGCCGGCACGGTGAACCCGGACACTTATCTACGCGATGAAACCGGTAACCGCCGCTTTTGGCCAATCCGCTGCGGCGACATCGACATCGATGCTCTCGCGCGGGACCGGGACCAGCTCTGGGCCGAGGCCGTGGCACGGTTCAAGGATGGCGCCATCTGGTGGATCGAGGACAAGGAGCTCCTGAAATCGGCGCGCGAAGAGCAGGACAAGCGATACCAGTCCGACGCGTGGGACGGGCTGATCGAGCACTGGCTGACGCACGAGCTTCGCGTTGTGGGGGATAGCTATTCATCCTTCGATCCGCCCCGTCGTGAGAGCGTTCTGCGCCACGAGCCGCTGCGAGATGTGTCCGTAGGTGAGATATTGGAAGAGGCCATAGGAGCTGAACCGGCGCGATGGTCGCGGACGGATCAGATGCGGGTCTCTGGGTATCTCAAGAAGAAAGGCTGGGAGCGCTATCAGCGTCGCGAAGGTGGCGAACGCGAATGGCGATATCGCAGGCCAAACGAATAGCGCCGTCAACAAAACACACCACCATTGTGGGGGGGGGGGCGTCCAGGCCGGGCGCCCCTTTATTTTGTCACCAACCTGCGCATGTCACCAACCCCGCCGAAGGATGGTGACGGAAAAAATGGTTTAGAAACAATGCTGTCACCAACGTCACCAACCTAACGGCGATCTTCTACTCTTATCCATATATGCGTGTATTTTCCCCTCCCGAACCCATCTTCATATACATACAAAGTATTTGGTTGGTGACGTTGGTGACGTTGGTGACAGCGTTGTTTTTGTTGAGATATTCCTGTCACCAACCCCCTGAGAGGTTGGTGACAGGTTGGTGACAGGCAGTGCAGACCTGACCACCGCGATTTTTCTTGTTCCCCAGAGTCTGGCGGGGTATTTTCGCGCTGACCAAAGCCGAAGGCACACTCGAATACGTGAGCCTTCACAATGAACACAAATGAACTGATCTCGCCCCCGACGCTGCCTGAGACTTTTGGCGGCGCAAAGACCATCCTTGCCCTTGATCTCGGCACGACAACCGGCTGGGCGATCCGCGGCTTCGATGGCCTCATCACTAGCGGCACCGTCAGTTTCAAGCCTGGCCGCTACGATGGCGGCGGCATGCGCTACCTGCGCTTCACGAACTGGCTGTCCGAGATGGATCGCCTGCCCGGTCCGATTGAGGCAATCTACTTCGAAGAGGTCCGTCGGCACGCAGGCACTGACGCAGCCCACGTCTACGGTGGTCTGATGGCCACGCTGACAGCTTGGGCAGAGCTGCGGGGGGTGCCCTACCAGGGCGTCCCGGTGGGGACCATCAAGCGTCACGCCACCGGCCACGGCAATGCGAACAAGCAGGCCATGATCGATGCCGCCCGCAAGCACGGTTTCAGCCCAGCGGATGACAACGAGGCGGATGCCATCGCCATCCTACTCTGGGCGATTGAGACGCAGGGAGGGCTGACCTGATGGGCATGCGGTTCACCCCCAAGGGTTACGGCGGCAATCGCCGTGACCCTGAACAGGTCAAGCGCGATGGTTGGCATGAGCAGCACATGCTGGCAGTCTCGCTCGACGATCATCGGCTCACCTGGCCGGAACGTGAACTGGTTCGCCAGCTGGGCGAGAAGCTTTACGGCAAGCTGCCAGCCGTGAGGGAGGTTCGTCATGGCCGATAACTGGACACGGGCAATGGTAGCCGACCGGCTGGACCTCGCGGCAGACGTCATGCGCTCCATGCCGCCGGTCCGCCCACAGGGTTACGTCAGCGCTTGGCCGGAATACGTTTCCACCTTCGCGGATCAAGTCGAGCAAGAGCCAAGGATGAAAAAGCCGCTGCCATCGCCGCGGATGATCACGCAGGCCGATGAGGCGATGCTTTGGCTGCGGTGGGTTGACAAGGACATCGGCCAGATCCTCTGGGCGCGCGCTAATCGCAAGCCATGGAAGCGGATTAGCTGGCATCAGGGCATCAGCCGCTCTGCTGCAAACCGGCGGCACGAATACGGGCTGGCTGTGATCGTCTGGAAACTCAACGGCAGGACCGTGCCGCGCAAGCGGTCGATGGAGTTCGTGATTGAGCAGACGGTGTGATGCTGGGCGCTGTGCTGGCCTGGCGCGGCGCCTGACCTTGCATCCATCGCCCAAAACACGTATATACCGATGTATTCACGAGGAGGCCTGTCATGTTCGAAACCCGCATCCGCAAAGTCGGCAACTCGGCTGTAGTTACGCTATCGGCGGAAATGCTGGCGGCCCTTGATGCCCGCGAAGGGGATACGGTCTACCTGGTGCGAGGCGACGATGGCAGCCTGAAGATCACGCTGCAGAACCCTGAGTTGGCCGCAGCTCTCGCTGCAGCGCAAATCGTCATGGACGAAAACCGTGACATGCTGCAGGCGCTTGCGTGAGCGAGCCGGTATGGGTGCCGCTGCAGGCGGTTCTTATCATCCATGATCGCCAAATCGCGCGCCACGGCGGTGCGTCAGGCATGCGCGACATCCAGCTTCTCGAGGCCGCGATGGAGCGTCCCCGCAACAAGGCGGCCTATGGCGAGCCGAGCCTTGATGAAATTGCCGCGGCTTATGCGTTTGGGATTGCGAAGGCGCATGCTTTTGTTGATGGCAACAAGCGGACAGCCTTTGTAACGTCCGCCACGTTTCTGCGCCTGAATGGCTTCGGCTTGCGTCCGGATCCGCTCGACGGCGTCAGGGCGATGGAAGACTTGGCATCTGGCGTGATTTCCGAGGAAAGCTTCGCGACTTGGCTTGGCGGGCTGAAGTTCGCTATTGGGGCCCGCAGCGAGACGCCGGCATAGCGTGGTGATGACGTCGCACTTTCTCAGTCTGCGAAAGGATTGAGGATTTCGACACCAACGCCCTGAACATCCGTTCCATTTCGGGTTACAAAGATGAGGCCATTGGCTCTTGCGGTGGCTGCAATTAGGGCATCGATGACAGGAAGCGGACGAATAGCGTTCATCCGTCCCCATTCATCGGCAACTTGCGCGTCTACATGCAGAACGCGGTCGCCAAATCCGGAGACAACTTCTTCCAACCACGCTTCCAAAGCTTTTGCTTTTTGTGGGTCGCGACGCCTTGCAAGTTCGATGCCCCTACGAATTTCACCGAGAACGAGTGCGCTGGTCCAGAGTTCATCCTCGTCCACCTTTGCCCACCACGCGGCTACTGCCGGGTCGCATCGGTCGCCTTTGCGCAGTTCGGAGATGACGTTGGTGTCGATCAGGTAGCTCACAAATCAATCTCGCGACCGAAATCGCTTGGACGATCAAGCTCGATACCCTCCAAGGGCGCAGAGGCAAGAAGCGCCTTGAAGCTTTTGGAAGGCGAACGTGTGATTTTTTGGCGCAAGATCGCGCGGGTTGCATCGTGCCGCGCTGGATCGCCAAGCGCGTTGGCAATCTCTCGCACCAGGCTGGCGTCTTCTTTGCGCACTTGGACCTCGACCCGAACGAAGCCGAGTGCCGCCTGTCGCTTGCGCCACTGAGTGGTGTTGGACTGACTTACGGTCATGATGTTCTCCTTTCCGGAAATCTTTACCGGAAAATTTTGGTTGGCGCAATCGGGTTGTCGCAAAACCTGTCAACCCCTTTCGGTTCAGCGGGACACTTTTCAGCGGGACATCGGAAGGCGAGACAGAAAAATTTTCCAGGGGTATATAAACGATATACTCGGTGTCGTGTGCGTGGGAGGCAGGGGCTGTGAATGTCATCATCCGCGACCTCGATCAGACCCGCATTCACTTCGAAGCCGCTGTCGCCCGACTGGGTGAACAAGCGGCCACGCGCGCCTTCAATCGTGCGCTGAACAGCGAGGGCAACAAGGTCCGCACCCAGGTGCGCCGTGCCCTTCGTCAACAAACGGGCGCGAAGGCTGCGCTCATCAACCGCGAGACACGCTCGATCCGATCGACGTTCTCAAACCTGACCTACACGATCGAGGCCCGCGGCGACTATCTGGGCCTGTCGCATTTCAGCCCTCGGCAGTTTGCCTACGGCGTGCGCGCCAAGCCCTGGGGGCGCTGGCAGCGGTTCGAGAGTGCGTTCCTTGTCGGCTCGCTTGCCAACAACGCCTTCGTGCGCGAGGGGAGCGCGCGCCTGCCGATACGGAAGATGTTCGGCCCAGCCATCCCGAAAGAGATGGTGCAGGACGCAACACGCGACGCATTTGAGGCCGCGCAACCCGATGTGCTGGCCGAGGCCACGCGTCAGATTGAGCAGATTTTGGACATGTGACGGCCGAGCGGGACAAGAAAGTCGAGTCTTTCCAATGGCAACAAGAAAAGAAAACAGCGGGACATTTATTTGTTGGACCGCGAGTCTTGGCCGCGATAAAACACTTGCATGGGCCAAATCAGCGTGCTGACGGGCTACGACACAGACAGACGGGGGACCCCTTGGGTCCCTTCCTAGAGAAAGTTCGATGCGGGGCCGCCGCCTCGCGATATTTGAGCGTTTTTTCTCGTTTCAAAAAACCATTTCGCTTCGTTTCAAAGAGGGTCCGCCTCAATGAAATCAGGGCCTTAGGTCCAGAATTGGCGAAATGCACCCCCCTGAAATCCACTTCGTTTCGCGCAGGTTTTGATCCCTGAAACCGCGCTGAATCCCAATAAAACATGGAAGTTTCGCTGTCCGCAAAACGAAATGACCCCCTGCGGCTCGTTTCGGTTCAGCGGGGCGGTGACCCATGCCCGACAGGTATCTGATGACCGCACAATCTAAAATTACCCCGCAGGCTTGGCCCGCGGCGCAGGTCGAGATGTGGCAGGTGGCCGACTTGGTCCCCTACGCGAAAAACGCGCGCCAGCACCCACCGGAGCAGATCGACCAGATCGCGGCGTCAATGGAGCGGTTCGGCTTCACCATCCCGATGCTGGTGGCAGAAGACGGAACGATCATCGCGGGCCACGGCCGGCTGATGGCCGCCGCCCAGTTGGGCCTTGCGGAAGTGCCGGTGATGGTGGCACGCGGCTGGTCCGAAGAGGACCGGCGGCTTTACACGCTGGCCGACAACCGGCTCGCGGAGATTGCCGAGTGGGACCCGGAGATGCTGCGCATCGAGATCGTGGAGCTGCGCGAGGATTTCGGGATCGAGGACATGTCGCTGATCGGCTTCAGTGCCGAGGATCTGGCCGAGATCCTGCCGGACGCGCTGATCGACACCACGGGCGGCCTGACGGATCCCGACGATGTGCCGGAAGTGCCCGAGGCCCCGGTGACGCGGCCCGGCGATGTCTGGCTCATGGGCAAGCACCGGCTGCTCTGCGGCGACAGCACGGTGGCGACGGATGTGGCCAAGGTCCTCGGCGATGTGAAGGCAGACCTCTGCTTTTGTGATCCACCCTACAATGTGGACTACGCCGGCGGCGTCGGCGCCGAAAAGGCCGGCAAGGGCCGGCGGATCAAGAACGACGCCCTGGGCGATGGCTTCGGTCAATTCCTCTACGACGCCTGCGTGCTCATCAACGCGCACACGGACGGCGCGGTCTACATCTGCATGTCGTCCAGCGAGCTGCAGACGCTGCAATCCGCATTCAAATCCGCAGGCGGCCATTGGTCGACCTTCATCATTTGGGCGAAGGACCGCTTCACCCTGGGTCGCGCGGACTATCAGCGCCAGTATGAGCCAATCCTCTACGGCTGGCCCGAGGGTGTGAAGCGCCACTGGTGCGGCGACCGTGACCAGGGCGATGTTTGGAACATCGAGCGGCCCCATAAGAATGATCTGCATCCCACGATGAAGCCGGTGTCTCTGGTCGAACGGGCAATCCGCAACTCGAGCCGCAAGGGTGATCTGGTGTTTGACCCGTTCGGCGGCAGCGGCACGACGCTCATCGCCGCTGAAAAGACCGGTCGCCACGCGTCTTTGATCGAACTCGACCCGAAATATGTGGATGTGATCGTGCGCCGCTGGCAGGAGTTAACGGGTGAGGCCGCGGTGCTGGAAAGCAGTCGGCAGAGTTTTGATGATCTGAACTCTGGCGAGACCATGCCGGTCGTCGCCGAAACTGGGGTCTGACGCGGCTACGCCATTGACACTCCATGGGAAAACCGCGCTGATGGGCGTTCACCCAGAGGAGCGATGTGTGGCGCAAGGGCAGATGAAACTGAGACGGATGGCGATTGGCAGCGCGGTGACACTCGTTCTGGCGGTGGTCATTGCCGTGCTCACCCTGGCGCCGATGCCCGCCGGTGGTCCGGCAGGGTCGGACAAGATCTACCATATCCTGGCCTTCGCCTGTCTCGCGTTCCCGCTGCCGCTCGTGCGGCCACGCTGGACGGTGTGGGTTATTCTGAGCGTCATTGCCTATGGTGGAGCGATTGAGGTGATCCAGCCCTTCTTTGGCCGACAGGCCGAGTGGGTGGACCTTGTTGCAGACGGGATTGGCGCCATCTTGGGTGCGAGTGTTGCACGGCAGTTTGGGCTTCGGTTTCGCAGGTCTGGTGGGTTGAAGGATCAGGATGACCCAATGACCGCTGCATGGCTCGCCGAGGACGCCGCTCTCACCGGCGACGGTCATACGTCACCGCGTTCGAGGTCAAAATAAGGCAGGCCATCGAAGAGTAAGCAGCGGCTTGTGAATATCCTACCCTCGAGACGCCTTCAATTCTTTGAAAAAGCGTCTTGCCTCAACCCCACGTCCCGCCAGGGCTTGCGATAGCCCTTTGGTGATGCCGGCAATGGCCTCTCGGTGTTCGGCATCGGCGTCCGTCGATTGCCGTGTCTCTGATGCTGTTTCTGCCTGAGCCTGGTGGCCAAGCTGAGTATCTTGGTTTGGTTTGATCATTTTCGATTCCCCGACGGGTGGTTCGTGGCTGATCGCAGTGTCGCGCACGCCAAGTTGTTGCAATGCCATCGAAAATACCCTGTGCGTCAATGTCGAGGTGGTCAAGACAATCTTCACACGTGCCCCGCCGAAAAACTTGCCACTTGAAATCGTACAATATGTCGTACATGTATGAAGCGTTTTCGGGAGAGCTACTATGAACGTCATGACCTATTCGGATGCGCGTGCACAGCTAAAGTCTGTGATGGACCGCGCGATCAACGACAAAGAAGAAGTCATCGTCACACGCAAGAAGGGCGAGGCCGTCGTCGTCGTGTCTCTCGAAGCTTGGAGCGCGATCAACGAAACGCTTCATTTGCTTTCAAACCCGCGCAATGCATCCCGCTTGCGGTCGGCTATCGCCCAGCTTGATGGTGATGGTGGGCAAACGCGCGAGCTGCTGGATTGAAACTGATTTTTTCTGACGAGGCTTGGGAAGATTATCTTTATTGGGCTGACAATAATCCCAAGGTTCGTGATCGGATCAATGAACTGATCAAGCAATGCCAACGCACACCGTTCAAGGGTGTCGGTAAACCTGAACCGTTGCGGGGTGACCTCTCTGGTTGGTGGTCGCGCAGGATTTCGCATCAAGATCGGATGGTCTACCGCGTCAGTGGCTCGGGCGATCACCAAAGCTTGGAAATCGCACAGCTGCGCTTTCATTATTGAGCGGTGGATTGCGGAACGGCAGTGGGCTGGTGCTCACGTTAACCGATAGACCCGCCCGCGCTGATCCACTTTTTCGGAGGTGATGGTCAGCCCCAGCTTTTTCTTAAGCGCGCCGGACATGGCGCCTCTGCAGGTATGTGAAAGCCAGCCGGTCGCCTCGACTAGCTCTTCGATGGTGGCGCCTTCCGGGCGCGACAGCATGTCGATCATGATCTGTTGTTTGGTGACCCTCTGGACCTTGGGGGCCTCGGCTTTTTCCTCTGCAAGCGTCTCGGGTTTCGTGGTCTTTGCGGCCTTGGCCATGGTCTTCTCCGGCAGTTCGGCGCGGCAGCATGCGACGCCTTATACTGCCGAAAGCCCGCCACGCGGGCGGGCTGGGTCGGTTCGGCGCTGGTTCAGTGCTGCTCTTCCATGCTGGCGGTGACCACGAAATGCTGAACCCAGCCCGTGAGGTAAGGCAGGCCAGCGGGAATTCCGTCGCTGCGCTCTGTTGCGCGGGTGATGCGCCAGTCCTGCCATTTGGCTATAGCGGCGGCGATGGCGGCTTCGCAATCCGGCGCACCGCACTGGAGCGCGCCTACCACCTCGTCCGCGAAATGTCGCCCCGATCGGCTATCAAGGAAGTCGCGGATGCCGATCATCTCCTCCTCGGAGGTGGCGTTGACGGCTTGGGCGATCAGGCGGCTGGCGAGGATCCAGACCTCGCTCGTGCGCCTGTCGCGCTCCGGGCAGGTGGTCAGGGTTCCGAAGAACCCGTGATCGGTGTTGCGGCTGGGAAGAGTGGCGGCATTGATCATTGGTTTTTCCTTAGCTCAGGCCGCTGTTGCCGCTTCCAGCGTGGCGATGTGCTGCCGCAGTGTTGTGGCCTCTTCGCGCGCAGCATCGGCCCAGAAAACCGCGCGGGCATTGCAGGCTATGGCAAGGCGCTCAGCGTCCTCGCGGGTGAAGCGATTGACCTTGTGTGCGCTGCCATGCCCGGTGCAGATCGCGCGGTGCTTCTTGCCCTCGGGCGTCAAGGTGAAGGTCAGCGGCCCGAAATCGTCGATGACGATCCAGTTGTGCGAGGCGATCGTGGCGCAGCCAGTTGGGGCCAGCAGGCGGTCAATCTCATCTGCGCGGGTGCGAAAGTCGGCGATCAGGGGGGCGGCGGGGTTGGTCATTTTGTTCTCCGTGGGCTGAGTTGCGTCTCGTTCTGTGAGGTCAGAGTCGCTCGATCGCGTCGGAAAGTGTAGCAAAATCAGTGTTCTATTATTGCTATTGGATCATTCGGCGCGGTCCGTAAAATCGACCCAGCCGCTGTCTTGCCAGATGTAGAGATGCGAGAGCTCGCATGTCGGGCGCGGCAGGATGCGGGGCGCGCGCGGCGGATCGAAACAGTCCAGCGCGTCGGCACGAACCTGTCGGATTTCGCGAGCGGCGAGGATGTCCTCGGGCGTCCAAGGCGCCAGCGCGGGCAACATGTGCTCTGGGTAGCCGTCGTAATGGCAGTAAACATGGGCCCATTCATCGGGCCCAGTCTCGATCGCGATCTGTGCGCGGGTGCTCATCAGTGTTTTCCGTCAAATGAGATGAAGTTCGGCTAAAACGCGGCTTGCCTCGACCAACTGGTTTGTGGGCAGTTCAATCTTCAGATGCGAGAAAACGTCGGAGGCTTGAGCGGCGACCCCATCTTCGCGCAGTGCTGTCTGGATGGCCTCCGCAACAGCATCCGGCCGTGAACGATCGAAATGCGCGGGCAGCGTGTCGTGGTAAATGCGGATGGTGGTAATGGCACTCATGTTTGGGTCCCTCAGTTCTGCTGGTCGATCATGGCGAGGATCGCGATGGCCATGCCGCCGAGGAATTCGCTGCGGCGAAAGACAATCTCGTCGATGTGGTTGGCGTCGGTGATGGCAGGGTCGACCTCCAGGTCGGCAGCCATATGCGGCAAAAGTTTTGCGGCGGCGGCGTTGTAGCGTTCGGCGATGGTCATGGGCGAGGTCCTTGGAGTGCGTCGTTTGCGTCAAGGAATCTTCGCTCTGAAGATCCAGTATATCCACTATAATCGTAGCAATTACATTGCCTTAGAGGGGATCATGGCGCAATCAAGACGCGGGTCGCTGATTGAGGCCGCGACCAACACGGTGGTGGGCTACGCGTTGGCGGTTGCCACGCAGTTCGCTGTGTTTCCGACCTTTGGCCTGCGCGTCGGCGTGGTCGAGAACCTCGGTCTTGGGCTGATCTTTACAGCCGTATCATTGATCCGTGGTTATGCTCTGCGTCGGCTGTTCAACCGCTGTAGGCTATGACAAGGCGCCAACGGCAGATCGCGCCTTGCCGTGTTGCAAAAATGTAACGGGGGGGGGGGTAGAAGCACCTCGTTGCTTTACGGTGTTGGCGATATTGGGCCGATTGGCCTATTAGGCTCCATATCATCCTGAGACTTATCTCAAATCTTTGATTGGGGCCGCCCTTGGTTCACAACGCCATGTTGCATTTCGAATGGCACGAGTTTGTTTTGGCCGCGCTTGCGTTTGTGATTTGTGCTGTGGTTGTTTTGCTGCGCTCTCGGTTTCCGCGCCTGAGCGGGCGTACGGATGACTTGCGGGCGGTTCAGTCCATGCACACGCGGCTCACCCCACGTGTTGGGGGCGTGGCGATCTTTGGTGCACTGGGTCTGAGCGTGATCTTTGCTCCCGTTTCAATTTCTGGGCCGTATGCCAATTTCGTTCTTGCGACCTCGCTCCTCTTTGTTGTGGGGCTGGCAGAGGACCTTGGGTTCCACATGTCGCCTCGACGGCGGATGTTGTCTGCCATGGGCGCGAGTTTGCTGGCGATCTGGCTCTTGGGCGTTTGGCTGCCACGTGCCGGAATCCCTGGGCTAGACCTGCTGGTAGCGCACTGGGCGGTCGGCGTTCCGCTTACCCTTCTGGTGACGGCAGGTATCGCAAACGGCTTCAACCTAATTGATGGGGTGAACGGCCTCGCGTCTATGACGGCTATCGCAGCAGCCATGGCCCTGAGCCAAATCGCGGAGCTGGCAGGCTACGCCACGATGGTCCACCTCGCGATGATGGTTGCCGCAGGGATATTCGGGTTCTTCCTCGTGAACTATCCCTTTGGTCTGATCTTCCTCGGCGATGCTGGGGCATACACCATCGGATTTGTGCTGAGTTGGTTCGGAATAGCGGTTCTGCTCAATGCGCCTGATGTCTCGCCCTGGGCCATTTTGCTCACGATGTATTGGCCTGTGGCTGATACGCTGCTGGCGATCTATCGGAGGTCTCGCAGAAACAAGGACGTTTCGGCCCCGGATCGGTTGCATGTGCATCAAATGGTGATGCGCGCACTGGAAATATGCATCCTCGGCCGAAACCGGCGTCAAATTGCAAACCCGCTCACGACACTGGTCTTGTTGCCCTTCGTCATCGCACCGCCAATCGCGGGTGTGCTGCTGTGGAACCAAAATCAGAATGCGTTTCTGGCCGTTGTGATCTTCGGGGTGCTGTTCTTTGCGAGTTATGCGGCAGCGCCCGGTCTGATCCGCCGGTTCCGCCGATAATAACGGGAAGAGCAACTGTCCTCCCGTATTGAACAGGAGGCAGCTTGATGTCTGAACCTCGTACGCGCGGCCAAACCATTACGGTCTCTCAAGCCGCGGCCCTGCTGGGTCGCTCGGACCGCTGGGTCCAGGGGCTGGTCAAATCGGGCTACATGGATCGGGCACAGCGCGGGGAATACACGCTGGTCGGCGTCATTCGCGGGGCACTCGCCTATTACGAAGACCAGCTTTCAAAGAACAATAAGGCCGCGGTGGCCAGCCGGGCCACGGAAGCGCGCACGCGTGAAATTGAACTCAGAATCCAGGAACGCAGCCGGGAGTTGATCCCGATGGAGGATGCAAAGGCCGTGGTGGGCGAGATGGCGGCGCTGGTGCGGGCAGAGCTTGTCGGTCTCGCGGCGCGCTACACGCGCGATATGGAGGCGCGGCGCGCGCTCGAAGAGGTGATCGATGGCGCGCTTGAACGTATTGCAGGGGCGGCCGACAAAGCAGGCGCAGCTCTGGTCGCTGGCAGCGGCGATCTGGAGGCCGAGCGAGAAACGTGACCCGGCCCCTTGGGCGGCCGCACACCGGATTTATCCAGAAACTGCCGGCATTCCCGGCCCCCGTGATCCGGGGCTCACGCCTTACATGATCCCATGGTCGGCCGCTGTGCATCGCGGCGGCTATCGCCGGGTGGTGGCGGTGACTTCGGCGCAGTCGGGCAAGACCGACAGCATGCTGGACATTATCGGCGCAAGGCTCGATCAGCGCCCGGCACCAATCCTCTATGTGGGACCGACGAAGGAGTTTCTGACCGACCAGTTCGAACCGCGGCTGATGGCACTTCTTGATGAGGCCGACACGCTGGCAAACAAGGTTGTGCGCGGCCGCCGGATGAAGAAAACGCTGAAACATGTGGCCGGCGTTCGGTTGCGCCTCGCGCATGCGGGCTCCTCCACAGCCCTGAAATCCGACCCCGCCGCCTTGGCGCTGATCGACGAATACGATGAGATGATGGCCAATGTGAAAGGCCAAGGGGATGTTCTGGGCCTCGTCGAGGCGCGGGGCGAAACCTATGCCGATTTTGTGACGGCAATCACCAGCACACCGGCGCGGGGCCTCGTGGAAATCGAACCGGACGTATCGAGTGGCCTCGAGTTCTGGGCGCGCTCGGCGCCGGAGGATCTCGAAAGCCCAATCTGGAAGCTCTGGCAGGAAGGTACGCGGCATCACTGGGTCTGGCCCTGCCGACACTGCTACGAATACTTCATCCCGCGCTTCAAGCAGCTGCGCTGGCCCGAGCGCGCGACGCCGGCGCAGGCCAAGCAGGCCGCGACACTGGAATGTCCACGCTGCGGCGGCCAGCATAGCGAGGCCGATAAGGGTTGGATGAATGCGCACGGCGCGATGGTCGCGCCGGGACAGCAGGTTGAACTGAAAGACGATGGCCCGCATGTCACCGGCGCACCGGCGGAGAGCGCCACGCTGTCGATGTGGACCTCGGGGCTCTGCTCGCCCTTCGTGAGCTGGGGTCAGCGGGCGGAGACTTACCTCACCGCACTTGGATCGGGCGATCACGACCGGATCCAGACGGCGATGAATGCGGGCTTTGGCGAATGCTACGCCATGACCGCCTCGGGCGATGTGCCCGACTGGCAGGAAATCATGGAACGCCGCCAGCCCTACCGGCCGGGCGATGTGCCCGCGGGCGGATTGCGGCTGGTCATGGGCGTCGACGTCCAGAAGTTCAGCCTGGTCTATGTGATCCGGGCTTTTGGGGCGCGGGGCACGTCCTGGCTCATCGACAACGGCCAGCTTTACGGCCCAACGGAGGATGACGACGTCTGGTCGGCTCTTGCGGACCTGATGCTGACGCCGGTGGGCGGCATGCAGATCGAGAAGGTGTTCGTGGACTCCGGCTTCCGGCCGGACAAGCCGGAGCTTGGCAACGAGCACAAGGTCTACGAGTTCTGCCGGCGCTACAGCTGGCTCTGCGCCCCGACGAAGGGCAAGGACGTCCAGAGCCCGCCCTATCGGGTGTCTAAGATCGAGGTGAAGCCCGATGGCAAGAAGGCGCTCTATTCGATCGACCTCGTGACGCTCTCGACCGACTTCTTTAAATCGCTGGTGATGTCGCGCATCCGCACGCCGGCCGATCAGCCGGGGGCGTTTCATGTCCATGAAGCGGTCTCGGAGGATTACTGCAAGCAGCTGACCTCGGAGGTGCGGGTCGTGGTCGAGGGCAAGCCCATCTGGGTGAAACGGTCGCGCAACAACCACTTTCTGGACTGCGAGGCGCTCTGTGCGGCCATCGGATACACGCTGAACGTCCAGCGCATCCCGGAGGGGATCGAACGACAGACCACTCTGGAGGCCGCAGTGCCCGACGGGCATGACCCAACCTGGGTGACAGCACCTGAGCCTGAGACATCAAAGGCGCCGCCGCCGGCATCGCGCTCCTTCCCAGGCAGCAGTCGCAGCGGCGCTCTGCGCGGGCGGTTTGCCCGCCATGGCAGCAGGCTGAATGGATAACGCACATGTCCGTGATCGCAAAGTTGAAAGACCTGCTGGCTGAGGCGCTGCCTCCGGCGGCTGGGCCGGAGGGGATGAGCCTCCCCAGACCCTCCGGCAAATACATGCGCGGCGGGCGGGGCGTGACCTTCGCCGGTTGGAAACCGGCGCTGCGCGAGGCGCAGGATGATATCGGTGAGGCCTGGGATGACGCGGCGGCAAGGGTCAATGACCTTCTGCACAACAGCGGCTGGCTGGCCGGTGCGCTGGAGCAATGTGTCGCCAATACGGTGGGCACAGGCCTGCAGCTGAAGGCGCTGCCAGAGAACGAGACCTTCGGCATGACGCCTGTAGAGGCGTCAGACTGGGCCAAGACGGTGGAGCGGCGCTTCGAGCTTTGGGCGCGCAACGCCCAGGAATGCGATATTCAGGGTTTGCGGACCTTTGGGCAGATGCAGGCAGCCGCCTTCCGTTCCTGGCTGGTCACCGGCGAAATCCTTGCCGAACTGCCTTGGCGCAAGCGGCCGTGGAACCGCTACGGCACCAAGGTGCGTCTGCTTCCGCCGCAACGCCTGTCGCGCAAGACCGAAAGCATGCGGCGGCTGATCAACGGGATCTATACGGATGCCGATGGCATGCCCGTGGGCTACCGCGCGATCCGCAAGGACCTGTTCCAACACGACGTCGAATATGACGTCCGCGCCCGCGATGCTGCGGGCCGGCCTCGCGTGATCCACATCTTCGAAGGGGCGCCAGGCACGCATCGGGGCATCTCGCCTCTGGTACCGGCGCTGCAGGTCGCGCGGCAATTCGATCAGCTGGCGGATGCCACGCTGATGGCGGCGATCGTGCAGACGCTGTTTGCGGTGACCATCACCTCGGATGAGCCGACGGAACAGGTGCTGCAGGGTCTGCTGACGCCGCAGGAACAGGCGCAGATGCTGGCCCAGGGCATCTCGCCGATGGAGGCCTATATCGAAATGGTGGCGGGCTATTATGATGGCAGCACGCTGGATGTGGGCATCAACGGCCGCTTGGCCCACCTCTTCCCGGGCCAGGAGCTGACGTTCCACACCTCGAACCACCCGTCTTCGGACTATGCCGCCTTCTCGATGCACCTGCTGCGTGAACTCGCGCGGTGCCTGGGGCTGACCTATGAAAGCGCCACGGGTGACAATGTGGGGGCGACCTATTCGTCGCTGCAAGCGGCAACGACGGAGATCTTTGCCATCACCAAGGCGCGGCGGCGCAATATCATGGCGCCGTTCTGCCAGCCGATCTACGAGGCCTGGCTTGAAGAAGAGATCGAGGCGGGAAGCCTGCCGTTTCCCGGTGGCATTGCCGGGTTCTTGGCCAATCGCACGGCGGCGTGCCGCGCGGAATGGCGCGGTGATCCGCGACCACAGGCGGATGATCTGAAGAAGGCCAAGGCGCATGAGGTCTGGAAGCGGCTCGGCGTGATGTCGGACGCGATGATCTGCACCGATCTCGGGGCGGATGTGGACGATGTCTATCAGCAACTGGCCCAAGAACGAGCACTTCGTGCCGAGTACGGGCTGCCCGAGCCGCAGATGATGGGGGCGCAGGGTGGTGGCCCGACGGCGGCCTCAGATGAACAGGACAACACGGGCGATGAGGCCAAGGCATGACGATCAGCATCGATGAAGCGGATCCTTGCGCTGCCGCTGCCAGCCTTCGCCAGGTCTATGTGCGTCTGGTGGCGGGCGAAGGCGCCATGGAGGTGCGGTTCCGGGCGGGATCAAACGGGGTGGAACGGTCGGTGACCTATCACCGGGCGCATCCCGACCGGCTTTTGGCGGTCATTCGCTGCTTTGAGGAACAATGCGCCCAGCTGCAGGGCCGCGGTCCGCGGCGCTTTGCACTTGGTACAGGAGGGGTGAGGTGACGGAACCGCCCGATATAAAACGAGCCGCGGCAGGTCCGTCTCTCGCACAGATCGCAGGACGCGTTCTTAACCGGCCGCTGCTTCTGCATCCAGACAAGGCTGATCTGATCCTGCACGTGCTGCAGGGGCGGATCGGGATCGAGCCATTGTCGGCGCTGGACCCACAGGCGAACCGCTTCGTGGGCAGCTACCGCCGCGACAATGGCAACTTCAGCACGATGCGCCTCGAAAACGGCGTCGCCATCCTGCCGATCGTCGGCAGCTTGGTGAACCGTGGTGCCTGGATCGGCGCCAGTTCGGGCCTCGTGTCCTATGAGGGGATTGCAGCACAGTTGCGCGAGGCGGAAGCCGACCCGGATGTGCGGGCAATCCTCTTGGATATCGACAGCCCTGGCGGCGAGGCCACGGGCATGTTTGCCACGGCCAAGCTGGTCAGTGCCGTCAACAAGACCAAACCTGTCGTGGCCTTTGTAAATGATGTCGCAGCGTCGGCCGCCTATGGCATCGCCAGTGCGGCCTCGGAAATCATCGTCTCGCCCACCTCGATGGTCGGCTCGATCGGTGTGGTGCTGACCCATCTCGATCGCTCAGGCGAGCTTGAGGATCGCGGCGTGAAGCCAACGCTGATCCATGCTGGTGCCCACAAGGTCGACGGCCACCCGTTTGGGCCGCTGTCAGACGCCGTACGCGCAGACCTGCAGGCCGAGGTCCTGAAAATCTACGACCAGTTCGTCGGTCTCGTGGCCGAAGGGCGCGCCGGTCGGATCAGTTCTGAGGCTATCCGGGCGACAGAAGCTCGCACCTATCTTGGCGCCGATGCCATCGCCCAGGGCCTCGCTGATCGCATGGCGAGCCTTGAGGAGGTGATCGCCGCGCTCTCGCAACCGCCCTCCGGGGCAAGCCCCCAGAGAAAGGGAGGACCTATGACCAAAACACCCCAAAGCGAGGCGCCCGCGAGTGACGTCGCTGCCATCAGCCCCGCAGATTTACAGGCGGCTGTCGAAGCCGCGCGGACGGAGGCCCATGTGGCTGGCGTTACTGCCGGTAAGGCGGAGGCCACAGCGCGGATCAAAGTCATCCTGACCGCTCCGGAAACGGAAGGTCGGGAAGCGCAAGCCTTGGTGTTGGCGCTTGAAACTGAAATGACGGCGGCCGACGCGGCCAAGGTTCTGGCCGCTTCGCCGAAGGCCAGTGCAGCAACGTCCATCGCTGACCGAGCTGCGCAAGAGGCTGAACTCGGGGCCGAAACCCCGGCCGATCACCGCAACCGGTCTGAACGAAATGCGGCCGGGTGGGCGAAAGCTATCACCCAGGCCAATGCGCGCTTCAGCTAAATAGGAGAGACCGTCCATGACCGTTCTCATCGAAGGCCGGCATCCCGGCGAATTCCTGATGACCGAGGCCAACGGCCAGCGGTCCCGAGAAAACATCACCATCGCCAGCGGCGCGGGTATCATCGCTCCGGGCTCGGTACTCGGCAAAATCACCGCCAGCGGCAAATATCTGGCGAGCGCCGTCGGCGCGACCGATGGCAGCCAGACGGCCGTGGCGATCGCGCTCTACGGCTGCGATGCCACGGGCAGTGATGTTGCGGTGGCCGCCATCACGCGGGATGCAGAGGTCAACGGCAAGATCCTGATCTACCATCCCGACCGCGATGAGGCGGCGGAAAAGGCAGCTGCCCAAGCTGATCTCGCGACGGCCGGGATCATCGTGCGGTAATTTGATCCCGTCTTGCGATTATGTGTCAGGCTTGGCTGGTGACTTACCGACAATCTGGCAGACGTCAAGATAATCGTCCACGGCTTCCCTGAAGGCTTCGCGCAACGCCTCAAAGCTTTCCGCGTGGAAACCAACCCGGTCTCGAATGACGGAGATGTGCCCGACCAATAGCTCTCCCTCTTCGGAAACTTCGGCCTGATACCCGCGATATTCCATCGTTTTTTGCATGTGGCAACGGTGGCGCGCCGAGGCCTGCAAGGCAAGGCGAAAACGCCGTCCACTCAACCAAAGCGATCTCCTGCAGCCTCGGGCCGCAGGGTGATCTTGCGCGACCAGTTGCTGGCGCGCCGACGCAATAAAAGGACCTCCCATGTCGATCCTCAACATCTTCAGTCAGGACGCCTTCAGCGTCATGCGCCTCACGGACGCGCTTCGTGAGATCAAATACACCCCGTCCCGCATCGGGCAAATGGGGCTGTTCCAGACCACCAGCATCGATACGCTCGACATCGCAATCGAGAAGGACAAAGAGCAAAACCGCATGCTGGTCTCCGCGAGCCCGCGCGGTGGTCCAGGCCAGACCTTCGATAAATCGAAACGCGCCGTACGCATGCTGAAGGTGCCGCACTTCCAGGTCGATGATGCGATCTATGCCGACGAGGTGCAGCAGGTCCGCGCTTTCGGCCAAGAGGTTGCCGTCGAGCGCCTGCAGCAGAAGATCGCAGACCGCGCGGCCGAGGCGAGCCAGTTCTTTGCACTGACCGAGGAATACCACCGGCTGAACATTCTCAAGACCGGCCAGCTACTCGATGCTGATGGCTCGGTTCTGTTCGATTACTTCACCGAGTTTGGCGAAAACCAGCAGGCAGTGGTGGACTTCGACCTCGACAATGCGAGCGCCGCCGATGGCGCACTCCGCAAGAAATGCGCGGGTGTCATCCGTCAGATGGCAGGCATTCTCGACGGGCTGCCCTATACAGGCATCATGGCGCTTTGCGGCGACGCGTTCTTCGATGATCTCATCGCCCACCAAGAGGTCCGCGAAACTTACAAGGGCTATGCAGACGCGGCATCGCTCCGGAACGCCTATATCAACTCGGGCAATTCCGGCATTTACGGCGCCTTCGAGTTTGGCGGCATCACCTGGATGAACTACCGCGGCGGCCAGAACGTCGGCATCGACACTGACAAGTGCCACCTCGTGCCTTCGGGCGTGCCTGGTCTCTTCCGCACGGTCTATGCACCGGCCGATTACATCGAGACCGTGAACACGCCGGGCCAGCGCCTCTACGGCAAGCAGTGGGAGATGCAGAACGGCAAGGGTGTGAACCTCGAGTTCCAGATGAACGCGCTGCATTACTGCACACGGCCGCGGGTCCTGATCCCGGGCAAGCGGACGTAATCGAGCAGGGCCGGAAGAGGCGTTGCGTTGGAATGACATCCAGAGCAACGTTATGCTGGCCGCATCAAAGAAAGCAGCTATATGCCTCACGAAATCTCCCAATGGGATATTCAGGAACATCTTCAGACGCGTGTCGAGCAGGACGCGTATTTGGAAGCTGCTTTCGATGATGGTGACGCTCTGGTGATCATTGGCGCCATCGGTGACGTAATCCGAGCACGCGGCCCCGAAGGCATAGCCGCGCAAGTTGGCATAGAGCATACTGCATTGCTTGAGGCATTTCGTGATGGGAATGACCCGCCATTTTCACTGGTATTGGCGGCAGTCAGAGCCCTTGGCTTTAAACTCGGGGTCTGCCGAACCAGTAAGTTCTGACAGCGGCTGTCAGCCTTGGGTCTGCTCCTCGTCCCACCCGCTGAACTTCTGCGCTTCATAAGCCTCCACTGCGGTCACCAATTTTTCCAGTCTGACTTCGTCGGGTGAACCGGGGGCGGCGTGCCATAGTCGTTCGATCTGCTGAAGGGCCTGTCGATGCTCCTCGGTGGTTCTGATGGGCGTGTCTTCCATCTGCATTTCCTCGTGGCGGTGATATTCTCATGTCTCTTTTCAATGACTTGGATGCCCACACCAGCGCAGCAGTCAAGGCGGTCTTTGCCGAGCCGGCCCTTCTGCGCCCTCGCATGTCCACCCAATATGCGGAACGTAGTGCCGACCCGGACCGCCCCGAGGCAATGGCCTACGGCATCTTTTCGGCTGGTCCCGCGCAAGAAGATCTGCGCGGCCAAGCGCGTGGTGGGCAAATGTCGGGCACGACCAAGCTGTCGACCGCTGCTGCCGAGTTCTGGATCGCCAAACCGCAGATCGATCAGCTGCCATGGCTGCCGATCACCGGCGACGCCGTCATCCTGACGGCCCGCAGTGGCCAGCCGATCTATGCAATCTCGAGGGTTGCAACCTCGGATCTGGGCGATTTGAACCTGATGCTTGTTCGAGAGGATGAAACTCCATGAGCCTGACGCGACTTGTCATGCGATTGACCGCGGCTCGCGCGCTCCGGGACCGCACCCTTGCTGGAGTACGTGTGTTCGACAGCGCGGTCGATCCGATCGATCAGACCATCGCAGAAAACCGTCAGCCGCTTCTGGTGCTGACGACGGATGAACATGAGGCCGACATCATCGGTCGTGACCTTGCAGGCGATAATCAGCGCTGCGATCTGGTCATCGAGCTCGCCATCGCCGCGCGGGTCGAGGTTCCAGCACGCGACGGTCAGGGCGGGCAGATCACCATTGCCATTCCGCATACGGATGAGGGGATGGAACTGACGCTCGACATGATGGAGCACCAGGTTGTCACCGCGCTCACCCGCGATGACAGTGCCTGGGCGCGCGCCTGGATGAAACTGGTGCCCCGTGTGACCCGGCGGCTCTCACGTCGCGGGGCCTCCACGGAAAACGGCGTGCGCTTCGCCGCCCGACAGCTGGTTTTGACCTGCGATCTGGTCGACACGCCAGCGATAGGGGCGGACATCCCGTCCGGCACCGCTTGGGGCGAGGTCTTTGCGCTGATGGACGCGGATCAGACCCTGGCGCCAATTGCGGCCATGCTGCGCGAGCAGATCGAGGGTAATGATGTCCGCGATTGGGCGCGCACTGCGCAGATGCTGGGTGTGCCGCTAGAGGTCATGGATCAACTGGGTGTTTTGCCCAAGCTCGATGCCCAAGGTGATCCCGTGACCATGGATGCGGTCATCTTCGACGAGGAAGGCGAGCGCGTCACGGTGATCGATGCAACAATGACCGCGGCAGAGGCATCATGACATGGCGATCCGCGAATTGGTGGAATTGGCCGCGCGTATCGCTGAATTGGAGCGCCGGTTCGCGGGTATGATGCGGCACGGCACTGTGGCCGAGGTTGATACAAACACGCAACGGATCCGGCTAGACTTTGGGCCTGCGCATGGGACCGAGGGGCGGTTTCTCTCTCCGTGGATCCCGTACGCGCAGTTCTCTGGCGCCCTGCGGGTCCACACACCGCCCACGGTCGGGCAGCAGTTCACCGCGATGTCGCCGAACGGGGATTTCCAGCAAGCGGTCGCCGTGCCGCTGACCCACTCCAGTGGTAACCCGTCGCCCTCGACGGCAGCCGACCAGAATGTGCTGCGTTTTGGTAGCGTTACTGTGACCCTGGCAGAAGACAGCCTCGAGATTGCCGTTGGGGATGTGCGTTTCAAGGTTGACAGCGCCAACGTTGAAATCACCGGCGGCGAGGTCCGTCACAACAGCAAAAACATTGGCGACAGCCACATACACAGCGGCGTGTTGTCCGGGCCGTCGGTCACCGGCACGCCTGCGAACTGACAAGGACGACTCCATGCCACGCTACGCTATCACCGAAACCGCCGGCCGCTTTGTCGCGGGCCAAACCAACACGGGCGTCGGTACGATCCTCACCCTCACCGAAAAACAGGCCGAACACGAGGTTCGCCTCGGCTCGCTGCGGGCGCTGGATGTCAAACCAGCCGCCAAACAGACCAAGCCTGCAAAGCCTGTGTCGAAATCTGACACCCCCGAGGCCACGATGTAACACTGGACCATGGTAAGCCTTTCCCCCAATCCGTCAGTCGGGCTGAATGCCGCGACGGGCCGCATCCTTGAGGGCTGGCCGCATGTGGTGCAAAGCCTGCAGGATATCTTCACCACACGGTTTGGCAGCCGGGTGATGCGCGAATGGTATGGATCCTTCGTGCCGCATCTGATGGGGCGCACGATCAGTCCAAACGAGGTGACGCCCTTTTTCGCGGCGGTGACCTCGGCCATCGAGCAATTCGAGCCGCGCTATCGGGTGACGCGCATCCAGGTCGTTGAGGTCACACGCGCGGGCGCCTTGCATGTCTTCCTCGAGGGCGAATATCGGCCCCGGGCGATGTTCGGTGATTATACCGTAGAGGGCGCGCGCCGGATTGATGCCTATGCCAATCTTGATGGCGTCCTGATTGAAACCCGGGAGGCCCTGGTATGAGCCGCTTTACTGCGATCAATCTGGCAGGTCTTCCGCCGCCTGATGTGATCGAGACGCTGGACTATGAGACCATTGTCAAAGACATGCGTGACGATCTCGTCACGCGTTTTCCGGACATCGCCGGCGTCATCGATCTCGAAAGCGAGCCCGCGCGCAAATTGATCGAGGCCTTTGCCTACCGCGAACTGCTCCTGCGCGCGCGGATCAATGATGCCGCCCGCTCGGTTCTGCTGGCGTCATCCTTCGGCAGCAACCTCGATCACCTGGCGGCCCTCTTTGCCACAGCTCGGATGCAGGTCGAGGACGAGACCGGTGCGCTGGTTGCTGAAGACGATGCGCGCCTGCGGCGCCGGGTGCAACTCGCGCCTGATGCGTTTTCGGTCGCGGGGCCAGAGGGGGCCTATGTCTATCACGCCCTCAGTGCCGCCCCATGGGCGCGGGATGCCACCGCGATCATGACGACGCCGGGTCGGGTGCGCGTGACGATTTTACGCGCGGGCGAAGACCCCATTCCGAGCCTCGAAGAACGGGAGACCGTCCGGCTGGCGCTCATCGACAATGACGTCCGGCCGCTCACGGACATGGTTGAGGTGCTGGGACCTGCCGTACATCCGGTCACCATCAACGCGACTCTGACGCTCTATCCGGGCCCGGACGGCAACCTGGTGCGCGATCGCGCGGTCAGCGCGTTGACCTCGTGGGTGGAAACGAACCGGATGCTGGGCATGAACCTGCGTCGCTCGGCCATCTTCTCGAAACTGCATCAGGAAGGTGTGCATTCGGTAGACCTGACCTCACCTGCCGCGGACATCGTTCTGGGGCCGACCGAGGTCTACGCCGTGGAGGCTATTACCATTACGGTCGCGGATTCGCGCGATGCTTGAGGAAAGTTCACCGAGGATCTGAAAAATCCAAACAGGGCTGATTTTTGCGATCCGTCAGGAATTGTCTGTGGGTTTGTCACAGGCTGGGCCGATGCCAATTCATGCTTTGGAGCCTCGGGTCCTCGGCAAAAGAGTGAGGAGGAAACTCCAAGCCGAGAGCGGGGTACTCGCGAATAGCCTGCGCGCCGCTTCGGCTAATGCGAATGCGCCAGGTCTGCCGATCAACCGGAGTTGAGGAGCGGAACGCAGCACAGTCCAAAACAGCAAGATTAGCCAATTGATTTGGGTCACGGATCGACATGTACCGGATGACCTGACCTCCAGCCTCCCTGGTTGCATCCGCCAAGCTTTGGCAATGTTCGTAATCTGTGAGGTGCGTCCAGGTTGGGGAATCTGCAGATAATTTACCCTTTGTCAGATCGATCGCGGAATTGGAGGCAATGTCAGCAGCAAAGGCGGTGTAGTCTGCAGCATCATCTGGAAACGGAGTATCTGGGCTTTCTGCGTAGAAGAGAAAACGATAAAAGACCATCTCTGCCGCCGCAGTCTCTGGCTGCTCGGCGCCATACCAAACACCGGGTGTAAAGCCGGCTCTGCGAAACCTAGACCCTGCAGGATACGGCCGGTAACGAAACGGAGTTGCCAAGAGATAATCGAGGTGCGCGCAGTTGCTTGGAAGCGCTGGCTTGGTTTCATCAAGAATGGCTTCAAGAGCGGCTTGGTCGTCAAGGTTGTCGGTCAGCTTGAGTGTTGAAACACGGTGCTGCGCTTCCACCAACCGCCACGCCCGAGTTTCGAGTGCTTCGAGTTCAGAGCGGAGCGCGGCGGGTGTCCAGATAGGCGACGACATCAACGAGTCCTTGGGCTGTGGTAATTCGGTCAGCAGGGCGGGCCCCTAAAGCGGTATTGGGTGCTACCAACCAAGCGCGTGCTACGGCTTCATTGCCACCAGTAATCGCATCCAGAGATCGGAAGGCGCGCACAAAGAGGGCAGCCAATTCAAATGCCTTCGACCGATCGTTGATAATCGCCTCGCCTTTCTTGAAGCGTGACACTTGCGCCTCAGATACGCCAAGCATCTCGGCCAACTTGCTGCCAGGCAATTCAAGACGCTCGGCGGCGCGCACAGCAGCTTTGGTTAGAACCGCACCACGCCCTGTCGCGTGTGCTTGAGAGAGTCCGTTCAACATGGGCAGAATCCTTCCTGATGGAATCATAGTGGATAAATATTCCACAAGGAAGAATTTTCTGACCAGGGGACCGGACGTCCTCAAGCACATCCCCCTTATGTAACGGGAAGGCGGCACGATGGCTCAAGAAACCCTGCTGCCCGACAACCGAACTTCCTTCGAGGAGGCCGTCGATCTCACCGGGGCGCGCATCGCTGACCTGCCCATCGCCCTGCGCCAACTCGTCCAGCCCGCGTTGGTGCCAGCACCCCATTTGCCTTGGCTCGCCTGGGGCTTATCAGTTGATCTCTGGGACAAAGATTGGCCGGAGGAGAAAAAACGCGCCCGGACGGCCCGATCGCTGCCGTTTCATGCGATCAAGGGCACACAGACGGCGATCGCTGAAGCCCTTGCCGTCATGGGGGCGGAAGCGCGGCGCTTCATCGTGCCGCCGGCCAAGACCTATTTGTCAAAGGCGCTCACGGAGACGGAACGTGGCGCCTATCTCGACCGCTTCTCGCAACTGAGGGTCTATCCCTTTATCGCGCGGGGTGTTTCCGGCCGGAACACCCGGTTTTTGTCGGCGCCGGACGGCCCGGGCACGGCTTTCGCGGGGCCAAACAACCCTGTCTCGATTGCTGAGACCAAATACATCCGAACGGCAAAACTCTTTGACCGTGGCGAGGAGACCAATCTGATGCTTCGCACGGTGACCCCAGAAAGCGTTGGGGACTTCAACGCGATTGAGTATGACGAGGTGGTGCTGGCACCCAAGCCCACGGCGGCCATTCATCTTGGCGATAGGCCGAAAGCGCAGCCTTTCCTGATCGACGACATTGGCGTGCGTCAGCGGATCGTTCGCATCCCGCGCGACGAGACCTACAGCTATCGGCTGGGCCGGGAGCAATACACAACCGTCCTGCCCAAGGGCGATCTCATCGATGTTCGCCCGCAGCAGGTCGCCGAGACCCATGCGGCACAAGCGATGTCCCTGTTTCCGGGTGCTGCGTGGCAGCGCGTCTCTGGCGCCTGCCTGCCGGCAACAATCGCCTGGCGGCACCTCTACGATCGCTGGCACATCCATGATCCGGGCCGCGTGCTCGATGAGCGCAAGCGGTCCACCCATCTGGGCTACACCCGCCTTGGGATGCCGCCCTATACGGCCGAAGTGCTGACCCGCATCAAGGGGAAGCGACATCCGCGGACCGCGGGCCGGTTCGTCAATGGCTATGTCGTGGCCGCCAGCACCAAGCCGGTCGACGATACGCGTGCGGCGGTGATGGTCGCCAAATCACTCCGGGACAAGGTCCTGATCAACACAAAGACCTGGCGCGTGCCGCGACCGGGCGACCGCCGCGCTGTGGGGGATCTCACGCTTGGCGCATTAACTGAGGTTTGAGGCATGGAACGCAACGTCATCTACCGCGATCGGCAGGAGCTGCAATCCGCCGATCTCAACAACATGCAGGATTTTGGCCGCGCTTCGATGGACCATATCGTTCGCGATGCGCTTGAGGCCGGCAAAGCCTATTCGGGGTTTTCCGCCACGAAAACAGCGGCCACAGAACTCACGCTGTCGGCAGGCAGGCTGTACGCCGGCGGGGCGGTCTATGCGCGCGGCGAGGACATCATTGTTGATCTCTTCAACGTACTACCACTGGTGACCCGTAAACGCGTGGCCATCGTCAGCTTCGGCCAAGAGGTCGAGACGGACGTCCAGCCGCGGGATTTCCTGATCGACGCACAAACGGGCACCACCGAGCCGCAGTCCGTGGCGATGGAAAGCCTTCGCCGCGCGGAGATTTCCACCGTGGCTGGCACCGAGGGGCCAGACCCGAGCTATCCGGCGACAGATGCCAATGTGACAGTCATCGCCTATGTACTCCTCGACACCTCCGGTGTGGTGGCCATTGAGCAGTGGCAGGCGACGCAACTGCCGAACCTGCGCAATGTTGCAAACCGCACGATTGCCCTGGAAAACTGGCGCGGGCAGATCAGCGGTCAGGTGGATACGCTGCGCACGGACCTGTCTGCGCTGGCGGATCGTCTGGCGGGTTATGCCACCAAGGCCGAGATTGTCGAGCTCACCGAACAACTCGATGAGTTGCGTACCGAAGTCTATGCGCCGGGCGCCTATATTTACTATGGCACGAACCACTTCCTGACGGCGGAGGGCTCGAACGTTGACCACCCCAGTTTCGATGCGGTGGTTGAGGAAGGCATACGCTTTCCGCGGGCCGGGGCGGAAACCTCGGAACTCGCGCTTCTGAACCCGAACAACGTCTATATTGCCAATGCCAGCGGCTTTGTGCTGCCCAAATATGCCCATGGCGTCCGGCTTGATCTGACGGGCTACGCCTCTGAAACCCGGCTTGCGCAATACACCTTCGAGACCACAGACATCCGCCAGCTCACGCGCGCCCGCACGCGGCGGCGCTATGGCAATTCCATGGTGGTCTGCACCAACAGCCGCTGGTGGCGTCAGGGCACCTATGATCTGGCAGACAATATTTTCCGCCGGGCGGGCGAGACTTGGGAAGTGACCAACGGCCTGCCGGACCGCATGCCGAATGGTGCGCGGGTGCCCAATGGCAATGTGCACTGGATCCGGGTGCGCCGCTTCTGGATCGACACCTATGAGGAGCAATACTGGGACCGGGTGACCACCACGGCCACGATCAATGGCCAGCAGGTGGCGCAGACCTTCCTGAACTCCCAAGACGGCTGGCTGAGCCAAGTGGGGCTCTACTTCTCACGCAAGGCCGCGGCAGGTGATGTGACAGTTCTTGTGACCGAGACCGCCTTTGGCATGCCAGACCTGTCCCGGGTCATCTCGCGCACCACGCTGCCGGTTCTGGATATCCAAGTGGGGGCGATTTCCACGGAAGTGGGGCTGCCGTCGCTGGTGGAAACCAAGCTGCCCATCACGCCGACCTTCCTGACGGCGGGACGGCGCTATGCGATCGTGCTGGTCACCACCGGTGATCACTATGTCGCCATGACCAATACCGACAACGGGGTGGTCCAGGGCACCTTCTTTGTCTCGACCGACGGCGCCTTTTTTGCGGGCAATCTCGTTGATGACATGAAGATGCGGCTTTACTTCGCGCGGTTTGAGCGCACGCGGCTCTCGGTAGAACTGACGGCACTGCAACTTGCGGGCGGCATCCTCGATCTCGACGTGCTGCATCCCGGCGTGACGCCGCCGGCCTGTCGCACCGATATCGAGGTGCAGGTGAATGGGGCCTGGGTGGCGCTGGATGGTGAGGCGAATGGGCCCGACCTTTCGGGCCTGCCCGCACTTCTGCCGCTGCGCGTGACCCTCACCGGCACCACGGACCTGATGCCGGGCTTTGGCTTAACAGGATCGCAGGCTGTGGCGACGCGCCCGAAAACGGCCTTCACCTGGGTGTCAGACGCCCGCACGCTCGGCTCGCCCACAACCAGCGTCAAGGTGGTGACCGATCTGCAGCATTTTGAAGAGGCAAACCACGATTGCACCATCACCTTGCTAACCGGGGCGGGTTTGACCGGCTCCGAGGCGGCTGATGTGGTCGAGGACGTTGTGCTGGCCGATGGTACGGTGCGGCGGACGTCGATCTTCAATGTGACCTCGGTCAGCACTTACGCGGTCAAGATCGTGGGCTCGACCGTCAGTGCGGCACTGCCGTTTCTGGTCAGTGAGCTGATCGAATACGCGCAAAGCTGATCTGGTTCGCCCAAATCCACACAAGGAAAATCAACCCATGGCCTCCAAACCGACCCATTACCGGGTGACGGTGAACCGTCCCCTTGAATTTGCCGGCGCCCGGTTTCGGCCGGGCGCGCGCTATACCGTCACGGCGGCAATCTTCGACAGTTTATCGGCAGATCATCCCGAGGCCATCGCGACATCCGAACTACTGAAGAAAGGCTGACGCCATGCTGAGGTTTGAAGATCTGCGCGTGCGCGACAATCAGGATCTCGACCGAGATTTCTTCAACCGCCGCTATCGACTAATCGCGGAAAGCCTCGCGGAACTGAATACGCAGCTTGCCCAGATCGGCACGGCGACCGACAATCTGGTCACGCTTGGTCTGACCCGGGTGAATGAGGTCCTCGGGCCCGCACTGGCCACAGCATCGGCCGCGGCAGAAAATGGGTTTCTGGTGGCTACCTCAGCGACGCCGCTGACTCTTACACTCGGGCTCGAGACCACCTTTGAGATCAATGACACGCCGGCGCGCGCGCTTTTTGCGCCTACGCCCTATGTGGTGATCTCCCGCGGCGGCACGGACAGCTTGAACGACTGGGCAGTGTTTCGGGTGGCCGCTTATGCCCGCGAAAACGGCGGGCTCGCAGGGGAGGTTGTCGCCATTCATGGCAACATCGGCGCAGCCCAGCATGAAGACTGGGTGATTTCCGCGAGCGCTGGCCTTGCCTCATCGCTGATTGAGGCGGCCGCCAATGTGGCCAACACGTTGCTCCTGGCCCAACAGGCGGCGCAAGATGCCGCCGATGCAGCGGCCGTCGCTGAAAGCGTTCTGGCAAACGGACCAGTGTCATCGGTGAATGGGCAAACCGGCTCAGTGGCGCTTGGGATCGGCGATATCCCGACGCTCACGGCTCAGCTCGCGAGTAAGGCGGCCAGCAGCCACGGGCACACGATTGCCCAGGTTTCAAATCTGCAAAGCACGCTCGATGGGTTGCAGGCCCAAATCGCCACGGTGGATGGCGGGTCTTACTGACCGGCACCTTTTGCCCTGATAAATTCAAGGAGGGACAGCCATGTCCGACCCGACTTTCGGGATTTCGATCACACGGATCGACAATGAGCCTCGCCCACCGGTCTGGAGCGATATGTCGGTGGTCGGCGTTATCGGCACCGCACCGGATGCGGATGCATCGGTCTTTCCCGCCGATACACCGGTGTTTCTCTATTCCGACGATGCGGCCAAGCTGACCGCGCTCGGGGACGCAGGTACGCTGAAAGACGCGCTGGTTCTGCTCAACGCGCAGCTTGGCGAATTCCAGGTCGCGGCCAAAGTGGTCCTGGTTCGCGTCGAAGAGGGCGCCGATCCCGCGGCGACGATTGCCAATGTCGTGGGCGACGGCGCGCTGACGGGGCTTTCGGCTTTTCTACGCTCCGGCCCCGAGATTGGCATGATCCCGCGGCTCCTTTGCGCGCCGGGATTCACCAGCCAGCGCACCGGGGCTGAGGCGAACCCGGTTTGCGCCGCGCTGCCGCCCATCTGCGAGAAGCTCTTGGCCCATGCGGTGGTCGACGGCCCGGCCACGACAGAGCAAGACGCCATCGACTGGCGCGAGACCATTTCCTCGTCTCGCCTCATTCCGGTCGATCCGGCAGTGAAGGTCTACGCCGAGGGCGTGAGTGTGGTTCAACCCGCATCGCCCGCCATCATCGGCATTGGCGTGCGTCGTGATCACGAAAAGCAGGGCCGACCTTTCCACTCCTGGGCCAACCAGCCCGTGCAGGGGATTGTGGGACCATCGCGCCCGATTAACTTCTCGCTGACGGACGGCGCGACCGAGGGCCAGCGGCTCTTGTCGGCCAATATCGGCGTGATCCTGCGCGGTGAAATGGGCGTCGAAAGCGCCATCGGTCAGGGTGGGTTCATCTTTGTTGGCACCGACAATGCCGGAGAAGATGATCTCTGGCGGTTTTACAACGTCACCCGCGGGAGGGACTTCATTCATCTGATGCTGCTCCGGACCCTGCGGTTCTATCTTGGCCGCTTCAACGTCACCGGCCAAACCATTCAGGCGATCCTGAACACCATGGAAACGGGGCTGCGGAACCTCAAGGCCGATGGCGACATCCTCGGCTTCGAGTTGAAGTTCACCCGCGATCAGAACACGCCCGAGGAACTGCGCCAAGGCCGGTTCACCGTGAGCTTTGCGGCCGAGGAGGCGCCGGTGCTGCGGTATCTTGGCATTCAATCTGCCCGCTATCGCCCTGCGCTGGACGCGCTGCTCGATGATCTGCTTGCGCAGGTCGGCACCATCACCGGCTGAGGGAACACAGCATGAGCAACATCTACATCATGGAAGCCGCAAACCTTTTTTGCGGCGATGAGGACCCGACGGCCTCGAAACACCTGACGCTGACCGAGTTGCAGCTGCCCAATCTGCAGGAAAGCTTTCAGGATTATCACCCCGGCGGGTCACGCGTGCAGATCGAAGTGGCCGTCGGTATCCAGAAACTGGAGGCCAGCTTCAAGCTGGCGGGCTGGGACCCGGACCTCTTGACCCAGTTCGGGCTGGGGGCTGCCTCGCGCAAGAAATTCACAGCCTATGGCTCGATCCGCTCAAAACGCACGGGCGAGGCTATCGAGGCGAAAGCCGTGCTCGAAGGCCGGCTTGGGGCGGCAAACCCCGAGGCCTTCCAACGCGGTGAAATGCAGGGCTTTGACTATTCGATCTCGGAAATCCTGCATTACGAGCTGCATTTTGGCGGGGTCGAGAAACTCTACTGGGACTTTTTCACCGCCGATTGGCGCGTGGATGGCACCTCCCAGAATGCCGATGAACGCAACATCCTGCGCATTCCCAACGGATTTTGAGAGGGCCCATGGCACAGCATCACAATAAACGACTGCCGCTTTCGGTGCCGATCGCCTTGGGCGATCAGACCCTCACCGAGGTCAGCGTCAAGAAGCCGAAAGTGAAGGATCTCAAGACCCTGCAGGATGCCTTGGCCGGGATCGAGGATCAGTTGGAACAGGGCATCATCATGGCTGCTGTTCTGACCGATCTGCCGCGAGAAGCGATCGAGGAGATGGACACAGATGATTTTACCGCGATCTCCGAGGTGATCGCCGGTTTTTTCCCAAAGGGCACGGCATCTGCGACTGGCGCGCTGTCACAGCCGAAACCGCCCACTGGTTGAACACGCCGATCACGGATCTGATGGACATGGACTGGCCGGAGCTGGTGCTTTGGCATGCCGAGGCCCGTCGCCTGGCGCGCGCCGCAATACTGAAGTGAGCCTGACCCCTTGGCAACGCTGACCTCCCAGCTGGTGATCGAGCTGCTCGATCGCGTGACGAGCCCTGCGCGCCAAGCGGCCAGTGCGCTCGCCGGCATTTCCACCCGCATCCGAGAAAACAACGGTCTGCCGATGACCTTCGGCGACCGGTTGAACGCTGCGATCACGCGCAACAATCGCGCGCTGGCCACTGCACGGGGTGGGCTGGTCGATGCGGCCGCCAGCTTCTATGCGCTGCGCGAAGCCATCGGTGGTCCGATTGCCGCGGCGTCAGAATTTGAAAGCGCCATGGCGGATGTGCGCAAGGTGGTGGATTTTCCGACACCCGAGGGCTTCAGTCAGTTCCAGCAGGATCTCTTTGCTCTGTCGCGCGACATTCCTATTGCGGTGACGGGCCTGGCTGAAATTGCCGCCGCGGCCGGACAGGCAGGCATTGCGGGGCAAGACCTAGTTCGCTTCACCGATGCTGCCGCGCGGATCGGGGTGGCGTTCGACATCAGCGCTGATCAGGCCGGCGCCTCTATGGCGAACCTGATGACGGCCCTGGGGCTCACGATCGATGAGACGGTTTCTCTGGCGGATGCCATGAACCATCTTTCCAACAGTCAGGCCTCGAGTGCGGCTGATATTCTTGATGTGGTCCGCCGCGTTGGGGCGCAGGCGACGCTCTTCGGGTTTTCTGCCGAAGAGACCTCGGCCTTTGCCTCCGCAATGCTCGCCGCAGGCGCACAAAGTGAGGTGGCGGCGACGAGTTTCCGGAACATGGGGGCGGCCTTGACCCGCGGCTCGGCGGCGACGCGCGCACAACGGGAGGCGTTTCAAGAGCTTGGGCTTGATGCAGAAGCTGTCGCACGGCGCATGCAGGAAGACGCGGTGGGCACGACGCTTGATGTGCTGCGCCGCATCAGCCAGATCCCGCGTGAACAACAGGCCGCAATTTCGAGCCAGCTCTTTGGCAATGAAGCCAGGGCCCTGGGGCCGCTCCTAACCAACCTCGGCCTTGTCGAAGACACGCTTGGGATGGTGGGCGATCGCGCCAATTACGCGGGCTCCGCCTTTGCCGAGTTCGAGGCGCGCAACAACACCTTCCAGGCCAATATGCAGCGGTTCCATAACGTGCTGACCGAACTGCAGGTCACGATTGGCAATGCGCTGATGCCGGCGATCACCTCGCTGGCAGAGGCGATCACCCCGCTGATCCTGCGGATCTCGGAATTGGCGGCCGCCTATCCGGAGGTGACACTCGCGGTGGTGGGCGCCACTGCGGCGGTCATCGCCTTCAAAGGCGCGATGTCGGCGCTGCAATTCGCAGGGCTCTTTGGCCGCGGCGGTCTGCTGTCGATGATTGCGGCGGGTTACAACACCATCGGACGCGCAGCCATTGGCGCGCGAACCGCTGCCACGGAAATGATCGGGCTGCAGTCGGCCTTGGCGGCGATGGGTGGACAGCCCCTCGGGACGCTGGGGCGGCTTCGTGCGGGCCTGACCGGCATTGCGCTGGCGGTCCCGGGTGTTGGGGCGCTGTCCTCTGGCATTGCCGCGATCGGGACGGCGGTGGCGACGATTTCGGCGCCGGTTTGGGCGACTTTTGCAGCGGTGGCGGCAGCCGTTGCTGCGGCAGGCTTCACGATTTACCGCTATTGGGACCGGATCACGGCCACGCTTTCTGGCGTCGGCCAAGCGATCTCTGAGCGCTTGCAGGGCCCGCTCGACTGGCTCGGCGAAAAGCTCAGCTTTCTGACGCCGATCACTGATGCCATCTCGGGCGCTTTCTCGGGGTTGGGATCAGCCCTCGGGGCGGCGGTCGACGCAATCACCGGGTTCTTCAGCTCCGGGCTTTTTGAGCAAGAGGTACTCTCAGAAGAAGAGCAGGCCCGCATTGCGCAAAACGCGTCCAATCTGACCGGCCGGATCATTGACGGTTTTGCGGGGCTGGTTACCGGGCTCTACGACAAGGGGCTTGAGGCAATCCAGGCGCTTTGGGATGGCATGGTCGCCAAGTTCGAAGAGCTGATCGCCTGGATCCGGGGCATCCCAAGCCGCATTGTCGATGCGATCGGCAATATTGACCTTTCGAACATAATCCGCTGGCCGTCGATGCCGGCCTGGCTTGGCGGTGGGGATGAATCCCCAGCCGTGGCTGTCGATGAATTCTCCGGTATTGATGGCACCCGGGCCGCCGGTGGGCCCATCTCGCGCGGTGGCACTTATCTGGTGGGCGAGCGTGGGCCGGAGCTCATTACGGCCAATCGCAATGGCTATGTGAACCCGACAGGCAGTATGGGCGGTACGGGGCCGGTGGAGGTCTCGGTCAATGCGCCGATCACCATCACGGGCGCGACGGCGGACCCGCAGCAGCTTGCCGCGGAAATCACCCGCCAACTACGGGACCAGATCCGCGAAGCGTTTCGTGGGGTCTATGCCGATACCGGGCTGAGGTTTGCCTGATGCTGATGATGCTTGGTCCGGTCCAGTTCGAAATCCTGCCCTTCAACACCGATGGCTATAGCCACGGCACGGAGGCCAGCTTTGCCGAAAAGCCCGTGCTCGGCGCGCGACCCATCCTTGAATATGTCGGCGAAGGCCCGGAAAGCTGGACGATCAAGGCGCGGCTCTATCCAGAAAAGTTTGGTGGCATGGGTCAGCTGACGCTTTTGTCGCAAGCCCGCGCCTCGGGACGGCCGCAATATATGATGCGGGGCGATGGGGCCTTGATGGGCTGGGTCAATATCCTCTCGGTGACCGAGCGCGCCTCCTATCTGGGCCGCAATGGCGTCGGCAAAGTGATCGATGTCGACATCACGGTGAAACGGGCCAGTGCGCCAAGCGCGGGGTCCTTCTTCTCTCTTCTGGCAGATGTGCTCCTATGGACCAGGTGATCGAAACCGTGACCGTGGAAGGCGAAGGGCTAACTGTTGCGACCCTCGTTTGGCGCAGGTTCAAACGGCCAATGCTGGGGCTCGTGGAGGCGATCTACGATCTGAACCCGGGGCTTGCCGATCTGGGCCAGACCCTGCCGGTGGGCACAAGCTTCGAGATGCCGATACCGATCCCGCGGGAGCAGCAGGTTCTGGATCCGATCCGGCTTTGGTGAGGCAGGTGGATCATGTCAAAGCATGCGCTATTCAACGTGACCGTTGCGGGCTCGAATATCACCACGACGCTAATGCCGGTCCTTTTGGGTTTGCAGGTCTCGGACAAGGTGGGCACCCATACTGACAGCGCGGATTTGGAGATTGATGATACCGATGGGCGCATAGTTCTGCCCCAGATCGGCGCGCTCGTGTCGATTGCGCTTGGCTGGGAGAGCGAGGGGCTGCGTGTCGTTTTCGAGGGCACGGTCGATGAGGTGAAATCCTCCGGCACCCGCAGTTCTGGCCGACGTCTCCGCATCACGGCAAAAGGCATGGATACGACAGGCCGGGCCAAAGAAGGCCAGCAGCGCCATTGGGATGGGGCGACGGTGGAAACGATCCTGCGCGAGGCGGCGGTGCATGCGGGCATCACGCAGATCGAGATCGATCCGGCGCTGCGTAATCTCACCCGCGGCTATTTCGAGATGCGCGACGAAAGCCTGATCGCCATGGGCGAGCGGCTCGCTCGTGAAATCGGTGGCAATTTCCGCGTCACCGGCGGGCGGATTGTGCTCTCAAAACGTAACGCCGATTACGCGACGGCCATTGCCGCCACTTGGGGTCAGAATCTGCAAAGCTGGGACATTGCCCCTAGCCTCGGTCGCCCACAGTTCGGGGCGGTCCGTGGGCGCTGGTATGATGTGGCGGCCGGGGCTTGGCAGGTTGTCGAGCGCGAAACAGGCGTCGATGTTCTATGCATCTACGCAGATCGCTTCGCCCGGGCGGGCGAGTTGGAAACCACCCAGCAGGGTGAGAGCGATGCCGCCACGACGGCTCGAGATGCAGGTGAAGGCACAGTGGTCATCGAGGGCAATACGGCGGCGATGCCCGATGGGCTGTGCCTTGTGTCTGGCACACGGCCCGGTGTCGATGGGTCCTATCGCATTGAAGCGGTGACCCACACGCTGACGCGCGCGGGCGGCTTTGTCACCACCTTGGAGCTGAAACAGCCAAGCCAAGGCGCAGGCACAGATGTGCGGGCGGAGACCACCGCACCGGCGGCGCCAAGCTCGAATGTGCCGCCCATCATCGATCCGGATGCAACCGGGCCGTTCTGAGACCAAGGAGGCAGGGAGATGCCGGACAACAGTTTTATCGAAACCATCAACCACCTCTTTGGCGGGGCCATCACCACCCTGATCGGTGCCTTCACCGGCCGGCTCATGTGGCATTCCGGCGAGGTGAAACTCGGCAACCGCCGCTTCTTCGGCAAGGAACTCCTGTGGGAAATTCCTGTCGCCGTGGGCATGGCGCTGATCGGTGATGCCGCGGCAAATTACATCGGTCTGACCCAGCCGGTCTCAACCGGGTTTGTCGCCACGCTCGCCTATCTCGGGCCCCGTGGCGCCGAAAGCCTGCTCTGCGCCTGGATCGGTTGCAAGAAATAGCACCCGCCCAACATCGATCGCCTGATCACACGCCGTCCTCGGGGGCGGCGTTTTCTTTTGCAAGGAGGCTCGCATGACCCCTTTTGAAATCGCCCAATCCTACATCGGCACCACCGAGGGCCTGGGGCCTGAAGACAATCCCGCCATTATGGATATGTATGCCTCGGTTGGACATGACTGGGTGGAACATGACTCTGTCGCCTGGTGTGCGGCTTTCGTGGGCCACTGCTTGGAAAAGGCTGGGTTGAGCTCCACTCGACGCCTTAACGCGCGGTCCTATCTCCAGTGGGGCATTCCCGTTGATCTGGCGGATGCGCAGACAGGCGACATCGTCGTCTTTTCGCGGAGCTCGAAAGCCTGGCAGGGCCATGTCGGATTCTTCGTGAAGGCGGCAGGCTCCATGATTGAGGTTCTGGGCGGCAACCAGTCCGATGCCGTCAATATCCAGCGCTATGCGAAATCGCGGCTGCTCGGGGTGCGGCGCGCGGGCAATGTGGCGCCAGCCGTGACGCTCTCGGTGCGTGAAGTACAGGCACGCCTCAAAGCGCTTGGCTATCACGAGGTGGGCCAGGTTGATGGTCAGGTCGGGCCTCGCACCCGCGCGGCGATCCTGGCGTTTCGCGATGACCATGGGATGCCACTTGTGCCGATCATCGATGTGGCACTGACGAAGGCACTGACGACGGCGGGGCCGCGGCCGGTCGCGCCGGAACGGGCCGCGGGCGTGCCAGAAGGCAGTCGCATTGTCACGGCGGCGAATGCCCAGGTGGGGCTTGGCGTCCTGGGTGCTGCAGGTTCTGTGGCCGCGCAGATTGCACCGGTGCTGACTCAGGCAGAAGAAGCGCGTGATACCGCGGAGCGGGTGCTGGATCTGGTTGGGCTGACGGACGCCGTACAAGCGGCATTGCCCTGGGTCGGGGTGGCTGTGTTCATTGGCGTTATCTTCTACGCCCTGAAAGCCCGCAATGCCCGGATTGAAGATCATCGCAGCGGGAAGACCCCGTGATGTGGGTCTTGATCGTTTCCGCGTGCATATCGATTGGCGAGGCTCTGGCCTGCGGGTCTGATCTCTATCCGGGGGTGATGCGCACCTTTGCCGCATGCGAGGACGCGGCTGTCATTAGTCATGACCGAATTCGTGCCGCCGCCGAGGCTGACGGTGTCACCGTGCTGTTGCTCGACACCCACTGCTTCAGAACGTCGGGCCAGCCCATCTCAGGGGAGGGCGAAAAGTGATCTCGATCCTGACCGCCATCTTTTCCGGGATCGGCCGGAAGGCCACTCTGCTGGGGGCGATCGTTATTGCGATTGGTGCCGCGATCTGGATCGCGTTTCGGCGTGGGCGTCTGGAGGCTGAGGCCGAATTCCTGGTCCGGCGTGCTGATGCCCGGATCCGATCCTTGCAAACAGCGAAGGAGGTGTCCCATGAGGTGCAAACCGCTGATCGCGCTGATCTTGAGCGCCGTCTTGACCGCTGGATGCGCGATTGATCCGAGGCGCGATCGCGATGCCTGCGATTGGGCGGCCCCCATCAGACCATCTCGTGCCGATGTACTGACCGACGGCACGTTGGCCCAAATCGTCACCCATAATGAAATCGGTGCGCGCCTCTGCGGCTGGCGGCCCTGAAGTTTCGAAGCCGCTGAGGTGATCTGTGGACGGGACCAAGCATGACCTGAGCCCGGATGTCTGGACCATGGTAGCTTTCAACGCCTCCAGCGCACTGGTGGTGCCGCAAGTCGGCACCCGGATTTGGGGCCAGGTGGCACCGGAAGATGAACCGCCCGACGAGGGCGGATTTGCGATCCGGAGGATGCGCCTCATCCGGGGCATCGCACCCTTTGAGGCGCTTTGGCTGTGCGCGGACACCGCGCCGGCAGCAGTCACTGTTTACCAAGGAAACAGCATGTCCGGTGTCGTCTATTTCGGGAAATCGCCGTTTCGATTGCGCGCCGCAGGCCCCGTCGAGATCGATGTGCCTTACGTCCCGCAGATCCTCGATGGTGGGGCACCCGATACCGATTACGCCGGCCTTGCCGTCATCGACTGCGGTGGCGCTGCCGCCGATCCAAGTCTCCGTACAATCGATGGCCGCGTCCAGGGAGAAACCCCATGACTTCAACTGTCTTTGCCAAAATCCAGATGCGCCGCGGCACCGCAGCCGAATGGACCGCCGCCAATCCGATCCTGGCCGAGGGCGAATTTGCCTTCGAGATCGATACGGGCATCACCAAGGTCGGTGATGGCGCCTCTGACTATGCAACCCTGCCAGCCTATGCGACCTACAGTCAGATGCTGACGGCGCAAGAAGCCATTGAGGCTGGTCAGGCACAGCTTGCCACCTTCAACAGCCAACTGACGGCAGCACAGAATGCCGCGACCACCTCGGTGGCCAAAGCATCCGAGGCCTTTGTTTCTGCCGGGAATGCCAAGGTGTCTGAAGATGCGTCCGAGGTGAGTGCATCGCAGGCGGCGCAGAGCGCAATTGATGCCGCGGCGTCTGCAGTGCAGGCGGCCGGATCCGAGACCAATGCTGCAGGCTATGAACAGGCTGCTGCTGTTTCCCAAGCGGCGGCTTTGTCGAGTGAACAAGCCGCTGCCCAAAGCGAAGCCAACGCCGCTCAAAGCGAGACCATCGCCTCGGCCGCTGCCGCCATTGTTCAGCCGCTTGCCGAGGACATCGAGGTGATCGCGACCAACATCGGTACCGTGCAGGACGCGGCTGGACCACTGACCGACATCCAGACCGCCATGTTGGAAATGGCGACCGCCTTTGTCAATTCGCAGACGCGGTATGTCTCCGCCGTCGCCTTTTCGTAAGGAGCCCCGCCCGTGACAGTTGAACAGCAAGTGGATGCCCTGACGGCCTCGGTCGACAAACTGAAGGGGGCTGTGGTGTCCAAGAAAGCCACCCTTGATGCCTCGGTTGCCGACGCGCAGTCAGCGACCGCGCAGGCGCAGGCCGCCAAGGCAAATGCGCTTTCGGCCCGCGATCAGGCTGGGGCTTTCAAGGATACGGCGTATAGCGCGGCGCAGTCGGCCGCCTCGGCTGTGGCCTATCAGGATCTTTCTGCGGTTGCGCTCACCAAGGCTGTCAAGGCCGTCGATGTGTTCATTTATGACACCTCGAAAGACAGCGATGGTGGAGCCTGGCGGCATCGTTGCGCCGGGACAAGCTGGTATCGGGAGCCCCTTAATACCGCGACGCGGGGCGCGCGGCGGGAGTTTCCGGCGGTGGTGGCGCTGGTCTTGGAAAAGGGAAAGCTGACGATCTACGACGGCGACGATCCTGATCTGCCGATGTGGATGGTTATCAACGGCTACTCTATCGGCGCGTATTTGTTCGTTGACGGCTATGGGTGCGAGGCGACGTCGATCGCAGCTAGGAATGGCGCACTTGTGGCCACGGGAAAGCCGATCGGAGACCCGTCTGAGGGCAATAATTTTGGCGGTGCTCTGATTTTCAACTTTGTATCAGACACAACGCAGAAGATCGGGACCTATGGATACAATTCAAATTATGGGAGCAAGAACGGCGTGCGCGTTGTCAATTTTGGACCATTGGGAACCTTCCAGCGGTCCCCTGTTGTCCGCCTACCTAATGGGTGGATCAACGATGTTGCGATGACCGTCCTCCCTGATGCTCAGGAAAATCCATCAACCGGCCTTCCTGAATTGACACTGGCTTTTGCAACCAAGGGCGGGGTTGCACTCTTGCGCCAAGATGGTTCTGTTACTTCTAGTGCAGAGACGCTCGAGGCCGGAGATGTTGTGTTCAACCCAGAGAACGAGTTGATCTCGGGCTATTACGCGGCGCACCTTCGCATCTACGGGCCAGTTAATCAGCTTTCATCGCCGACTTTCACCCAGAAAGGGATTGTCGCTGGCGTGGCGGGCGGGACAATCAACGTTCCATTCTACATGAGCAGCTTTACTGACGGGCGCGCATTTGGGGGCGCAGGGATACGTGGTGGCCTCACCAAGCTGATGCTGAACAGCGCATCCATTGGCAGCCTTTGCGCAGCAGCAATTTCGGCGTCCTACACGACAGGGTGGATGCCGGGAGCTATTAAAGGGGCGTGGTTGGCCGACACAGATGATTCTGTCCTCGTCGGCGAGGACTTGGCTATCAATGGATCGTTTGATGCTGACGCCTCAGGCTGGTTCCTTGGAACTGACTGGCAATACGACGCTGCAAATCGACGCGTTGCTCGCGTGGGGTCGACGTATCACAATCTGATCCCGGCTGCGACAATCGCAAACCTGATCACAGGTGAGACCTACACGATCGAAGTCGAGTGCGGATCAGGAGCCGGAACTGTCGGTTACTATACCGCAAGCGCAACCAATGGAGCCCTTGCCACTGGCGTAAATCACATCACTTTCACCTACACTGGGGGGCAGTACCCATTCTTCTACTCATCGTCAAACGATCGCTGGATCGACAACTTCAAAATCTTTAGATCGATTCCTGACCGCTCTGTCGCTGCTGATGGAAAGAAGGCGTCTGGTTTTATTGTCAAGGGCACAATTGGCAGAGCTCCTGTTGCCGTCGGTGCGGAGTTGGTTGGATATTCCGGGTTTTCGTCCACAAACTATCTTGAGCAGCCTTACAATAGCGCCTTGGATTTCGGTACTGGCGATTTCTGCATGATGGGGTGGTATCGGGGTGGTGCTCTCAACAGCACCGGAACATTTTTTTCCCGTCAAAGCGCTCCGCATACCGGTTTCCATTTCTTCAAAGACACTGCGACCGACCCATCTGATGAGCGGCTGGCGTTCAGAGCAAATGGGGCCACCTATTATAGCTCGATCAAAGGCGAAATCTCGAAATGGCTCCACGTAGTCGCGCTTCGTCGAAATGGTGTGCTGGAGATTTATCAGGACGCGGTTCTCGGTTTCATAGGCCCCATGGCTGGTGATATTTCCGACCTCCGCCCGACGGCATTCATCGGCTACAATCCCATTGCCCCGACGATCACCGTCGTTCTTGGCATGGCACTCTGGCGTGTTGGAGGCACCGCCCCGACAGCAGACCAAATCCGACGTATCTACGAAGACGAAAAGGTGCTGTTCCAAGAGAACGCCGCATGCACGCTTTATGGCGTGTCTGACGCGGTGGCAGCGCTAGCTCACGATCCTGACACCGGTCTACTTCACGTTGGGACCAGTGCTGGCCGGTCGGTTTTCAAAGGCCTGCGCCGGGTGGCGAATACGACGGCACCGGTGGCAACGGCCATTGCGGCGGCCGGCGATCTGGTCGTCGAGCAATAAGCGATTGGGGCGGCGCTGACTGCGTGATTGCGCCCCTTTTTCTCACGCCCCCGCTAAGGACAAAGACATGACACTGATGAGCTCGATCTCGAAGCTGACGATTTCGGTAGACCAGCTGACCGGCGAGACGAACGTCACCAAGTCGCAGCTGGACGCGAAGGTCTCCCAAGCAGACGCTGAAATAATTTCCACACAGGCCGAGCTGGCGGCGACCGAAGGCTACCTGGGCGAAGCAGCCGCAAACGCGACTGACGCCGCCACCCATCTTGCGACCGTGAAAGCCGACGTGACCTATCAGGGCATAAGCGCGATCCTAGCCGAGAAAGCCGCAACCGCCGTGGACGTGTTCGTCTACGACACGAGTCTCGACAGCGACGGCGGGGCATGGCGCAGGCGGTGCCAGCACACGAGCTGGTATAACGAGAACCTGAATACTGCTACTCGTGGGTCGCGCCGGGAGTTCCCGGCCGTTGCAGTGATTGTGGCTGAGGCTGCGAAGGTCACGATCTATGATGGAGATGATCCTGCGCTGCCTATGTGGATGGTTTTTGACGTCGGTAGTGACAAGTTTTTCAATACCGCGGGCGGCGGGGCAATAACTGCTGCAACAATGCAAAATGGCTGGCTTGTCGGCTCGTCTTCATCTCGAAGCATTAGCCGTGCAAACTTCATCAGTGAGGAAGCCTATATTGGGGTCGGCGGAGGTTCATACAAACTGAGCGTGCTGATTGCGAAGTTCAGAAATGCGGTTGCTTTCCCCGCGTATTCTGGTCCGCCATCAATGTTTGTCCTGGCTCACCCTTCGGCAAACGACGTCGCTATAACTGTCCTCCCCAACGCCCCGGTTGATCCGGCCACAAGCCTTCCCATACCAACGATTGCAGTAGCTACCGCTGGCGGAGTTTCTGTGATCAAGGACAGCGGTACGGTCGTGGACATCACTGCGTCTGTCTACACGATGAACGCTGGTTCGATTGCATTTTTTGGCGACAGACTTTTGATTGGTCAGGACAGTTCCACCGCTGCAAGCCGCGTCGTTAATGTGCACAAAATCCCATACGGTGATGAGGTCTGGGCTGGCGCTGACTATAATTCCCAGGCGGCTGATGAGCGATATATCTGGTATCCCGGCGGTGCCTGGTCTGGTGATTTAGCATTCCCAAAGACTGCTTTTGGCAACATTGGCAAAGGTGCAATTCCTTATGGCGACATGCTAGCCGCTCGCGCCTTGGGTCTCGGACTTGTCAGCAGGAAACCTGACAGTCCTGAAAATGGCATGGCTGCGTTTATTTCGACGCAACACAATACAGGCTGGATGCCCGGAAAGATCAAGTTGGCTGCGCTTGCCGGCATAGATCAAACCGTTCTCGTCTCGTCGGAGCAGATCACGAACGGCACGTTTGACACAGACATGACCGGCTGGGTTTCTGGCAGTGGTGATGCGGACTACGCGGAGGTCATTGATGGTGCGCTTCGCGTTTACGGAAACGCATACATCTATCAAGCTGTCCCCACAGTCATGGGCCAAACATACCGCGCTCAGTTCGAAATCATCGGTGGCACTGGAGGGGTGGCAGACTTCCGGATCGGCTATGGACCCAACGGAACGCAGCTATACGATCACCCCGCCAATGTGGGTGTGGGCGTTTACGAAACCTACTTCACGGCTACTGGTCCTACGACCTACATCACGCTTAAGACCCATTTCCAACCCGGCGCGCTGTCGGACTTCATGGATTTTGACAATATTTCCGTGCGGCCGGGGGTCCCGGATCGCTCGGTGAACAATAGCGGCTTCACTGTGCACGGAACCGTTCGTCGCGAGGCTGTAGCGGATGGAGCCGAGCTAGCCTCATACGGCAACATGGTAACCAATGTCGATTTCTTGGGAAAAGACTTCAAAGGTTCTCTTTCTGGCGCATCGACCTTCGCAATGGTGTTTTGGGCAAAAGGCAACCCGTCCTCACAAGTTTTCGGTTGGCATGAGGCCTTAGGTAGCGGCACCAGCGCGCAATTCTTTAACCTCTACTTCGACGGCACAACCGGACAGCCACGGTTTATCTGGCAAGGACGCCGCAGCCTAAACGCTGGCGGGGATTGTCCCCCGCACAACGGCCAGTGGGCGCTGCACGTGGCGATCTTCGAGGGTGGTGATTTCCGCCACTATCAAGACGGCAAATTCATGTCACAGTATCTGAATCACGGGATCGTGTCGGATCTGCATGAGCTTCGCATCCATCCCGTTGGGACAGCGTCGCTTTCTCTATTCCGTATTACAGAAACGATCCCGGCCCCGGATCAAATCGCCAAAATCTACGAGGACGAGCGCAAGCTGTTCCAGCCGGGCGCAAAATGCACGCTGTTCGGCACCTCGGATGCGGTCACGGCGCTGGCGCACGACCCCAAGACCAATCTGCTGCACGTCGGGACTTCGGCGGGCCGCTCCACCTTCGACGGCCTCCAACGGGTGGCCAACACCGAAACACCGGTCACGACCGCCATTTCGGCGGTCAACGGCCTGATCGCGGAGCAATGACGACATGGCAGTTAGCATTTCCAAGCCGGAGCTGAACCTGCGCGAGGAGCTTGCGGCTCTGCGCGCCAAGGTCGCTGCGGGCGTCACGCAGGAGGCCTTCTGGTTCTCTGGCGACGGCGCGACCACCACATTTGCGCTACCGCGCGGGTGGAAACCGAAGTTCGCCTATGTCGGCGGCGCGCTGAAGCGTCCCGGCACGGGCGAGGATTACACCATCTCATACGACGGGTTCATCTACTCGCTGGTGTTCGCGGTGGCCCCGGCCACGGTGGACGTTGGCGTGATCTGCGTGCGCGAGGTCTGATCCATGACGATTTTCATCAAGAAGGGCGACGCGCCGCTGGATGTGCGTCAGGCGACCAAGCGGGGCATGGCCCATGTTGCGGCTGAACTGGCGCAGGCGGGCGCACGGACGGGCGATGAAGAGCTGCTGCGGGTGATCCCGCACGCTGACCTCACTCCGAGGCTCGCGGCCGTTGTGCAGGCGTTGGGGCACGTTTCCTACCAAGCCTATGCGTTGGGCTGGGAGGCCGACAACCTCGTGAATGGAGAACACAACCTGTTTAACCACCAGCTGGCGGCCTACCGGGAGGCGCAGTCCCGTCTGGCGCGGTATCGGCTGGCGGACGGTCGCCCCGAGATCACCGAGGAACTGCAGGCGATTGACGACCTTGGCCAGCCCGTGTTCGACGAGACAAACGGGGAGCCGGTGATGGAGACCGTCGTGGTGCAGGCGGCGATCGGCCCGCTCCCGGCGGAGGTCGCGCGGCCCATCTACGATGAGGTGACCGGCGAGCAGACCGGGACCGAGATGGTGCCGAACCCGAAGATCGTCTGGGACGAAGCCGAGCGGGCGGACGCAAGAGCGGTTGTCGATGAAGCGCCCGCCGAAGTCATTGAATTTGCGAGCGCAGAAGCAGGCTTTTCGTCATGACGTCCAGGGTCTTGAACAAAAGGTCGGCCGTCCCCGGCAAGGTGCCCACAACGGCCCAAATCGACCTTGGCGAACTTGCAATCAACACCCGAGACGGCAAGCTCTTCCTTAAACGCGATAACGGAAATGGCACATTTACGATTGTCGAGATCGGGTCGCCGCAGGCGGTCGCATCAAGTCTGGGGCTTGGTGCCCTTGCATATGGGCAAGTTGGCGACTGGACCATCACGGCTGATGCAAGCGGCAATCTGCGGTTCTATCACGATGGCGCAGCACGGATGCGTCTTGATCCAGACGGAAATCTGATCGTGTCCGGCGATGTCACCGCATTTGGAGCACCTTGATCATGGCAGTTGTGGTATCTGGGGCTTTGTCTCTCTCGAGCATCGCTGCCGAATTTGGTGGCGATGCTGAGTTGCCCTTGAGCGCCTTCTATCGCGGAGCCGGTCGCGTCCCTGCTGCGGGTGCGCCCAACCTGCGGATTCCCGCGAACGGTACAATATCGTTTTCTGAATTCCGTGGCGGCGCTCTGACGGTAGTCGTCGATTATGAAATCATCGGTGGTGGCGGGGGCGGCGGACATGGTGTGGGGGATGGCACTGCCTCGGGAAGAGCGGATTCTGGTGGTGCCACAAAGATCACATCAGCAGGTAAACAGTTGGTTTCAGCGGCCGGTGGTTTGGGGGGCTTGAACGGTCAGGCGCCACGTTCCGGAAATGACGGCGAATGGTCGGTGTACGGGCCTGGTGGTGCTGGAGGAAACGTCAATTCTGCTGGCGGTGCCGCGCCCAGTTCATCCTACGGCGCAGGTGGCGGTGGAGGGGGTGGTGACAATCCGTCAACTTACGATTCCTCGGGCGCCGGCGGGTTTGGCGGCTCGGCTGGGACACGGCGCATCGGCTCACTCGAGGTGGTCTACGGTGATGTGTTGACCGTCAGCATTGGTGCAGGCGGCCTTGGCTCTATTGCCGGATATCGCGGAGGCGACGGGGCTGCGGGATCTGCACACCTCACTTGGGACGAAAAAGCCGCCAGCTTCACAGCGAGCGGCTCGGTGGTCGTCGACTAGGAGGCGAGAAAATGCAGTTTCGAAACATAAACGCTTTGACAGGATATTCGGCTGCACTGGATACCCTGAGTGCGCACCAGCGCGCGGCGCTCGAGGAAATCGTGTTTTGTTACAGGCTCGGGTTCTTATCGGTCACGGCCGTGTTCGGAGACATTGAAGCTCTGCGCGATGTTGCCGGTCAGGTCCCAGCTGAGATTGAGAGAGCCGTCACCCGGCGATACGGCGTCGACCTTGAAAGCCTGTCGTGCGGACAACGCGCCCGGTTCTACGTCGATGGCGACGAACCGGAAACTGTGCTACTTGGCTTCACCTATTCCGCCGTCGGGGAGCTGGAAGAATGGAAACGATATCGGCAAGACGTCGATTGCAAACAGCGCCTTCTAATCGATCGGTTCGATGCCGCTGACGAAGCAAAATCGAGCGGAGAGGTGGAACGCGCTGGTGGTCCAGATCTATGGAACGGGCCGCAAGATCTGCCGGAGAAGGCAAAGCAGGCAGGGTTTCAGGTCATTTACCTCGCGAAAGAAGCGAAGGATCAGTGCTACTTGCGCATACTTCCACAATGAGCGCTCCGCGTGGTGAAGTTCACGAAATGTTCTTTAGCGCAAACCTGAAAAAACCATC